AATTTCTTCCAGATCCTTCTAATGCGATTACGTTTATTTTCATTCTATATTCGTGTTCCTAAACAAAATGTCAGCTTCCCACTTCTTGACCACTTCCCAAGTTCCAGGTAGGCGACGGTGTATTTCTTCTGCTCCTATCTGGCCTTCATACATCTCCTCGTTGTAATACTCGGTGAAGAAGTATTTTGTTCGGCTGAGTGCCTTGGTTCCACCTTGAATCACTAGATCCTCCGCGCCCTGCACATCGCACCAAATGAATCCGATCTGTGGAATGCTGAACAGGTCAATGAAGTCATCAAGCCTGATTACCCGAACGTTGATCTTGTCTTTGAACTCGCAATGAGGGAATGCGGTGATGTGCTTACGTGGTTCTTTTAGAGAACCAGACAGGGTGTGCTCGCATTCGAAATGAGGGTTCCATCCTGTGCTGGTGTTGAACTCGCATATTGCGTTCTGTTCACCTACAGCGCATTCAATTAGCTGAATTTCACGACCATTTCTAAAGGCAATAATGTTTCTTGGATCTGGCTCAAACGCGAAGTATTCAGAAGGTTGAAGTAAATCAAATATTTTCTGGGTATCCAATCCCCATGCCGCACCTATCTCCATAACCATCGGACGTTCACTGAACTTCAGTGTCGGCAAAATGCTGAATATGTCAGAATCCATGTTTTTCGAGAGTTTCCCACGCCTTTGAGTATTTACTTCCTGCCCAGATTCGACCATGAAATCCGAATGATGGCCGTTCGTTGAAGATGGTTTCAGTGGAGAACTGAGCCGCAACCCCCGAAGGAGCAAATCGTATCCCCATCTTTTCAAGTTCATGCCTTCTGTCTCGACAGATGTAGGTATCGGATGCTGCTTCTGATTCATTGGGCATAACCTTTAACCCACGCTTTGTCTGCATCAATTTCTGAGACTCAATATTGAATCCGCCATTTCCCACTACTCCGTCATGCCACGGCGCACCGATGTAATCGTAGTGCAAGAACTCCGGTCGCCATTTCTTAACATCAATCGGAAACCCATCTTCATGCACCGACATGGCAAACGGTCCCGTGATGTATTTTGGAACTTCTCGATTCACGAACACGTTGAACCTTTGGAAATCCAGGTGAGGTATCTTGATAATCTCGAACGGAAAATCGCATATTCGTTTCTTGCACGCATTGAAATAGACCACTCTACCGAACTCTATGATGCTGTCGCAGTAGTTCAGCACTCGAACCGTGCGCCAGTTGAGATCTTCATCGTTTCCCCACGATATGGCCCACAAGGTTACGTTTTTTAGCTTCAGCCTATTCAAGCCAGTTGGTCGGGATAGAGAAATGACCGTTTTTGACATTGATCTGATTCTTGCGCTTAAATCGGCAGTTTGGATTTCCCGGTGACCATTCCTCCACGATCACGTTCTTTCCAAGACCTAACGCGATAGCCAATGCACTACTCTGATTCCCGATGAACACTTTGGATCCGTTTATGACTCTCGCCAGCTCAAGGAAATTGGCCGTCTTGTGCCATGGAACCTTCACCGCGGGCTGCAACTTGCAGAACTCGACATACTCATGATCCAGACCCACAAACGCCATGCGGTGCCCATTCTGAGCGATTGCCGATGCCCACGGGAACTTGTCATTATGAAAGCGTGCGGTGCGGTTAACGATTATTGGTTTGCCAGGAATCGTGACTGACGAATCACATGTCAGCCAAGCCTGATCTTCTGGGTAGTCCACACCGCACGCTAAAAGTTGCAATCGGAACAAGGAAAAGAAGTTCTCCGGTCGATGCGTTCGGTAGAAGTCTCGGAACGCATTAAAATCAACATCCGTCGATGCAGGCATTGAACTTGTAAACCGACAATCCCAAACATATTCCTGATGACGGATTAACGGTGCCAACTTGTCGATCATCTCGTTTCCCATCCCACGGGTCATGTTTGGTACGCGAGGGTAAGGGTAACGGCAATCGGGACTTATGAACATTGTTCCACCACCCATTGCCTTCACCGCCGCTAGACCGTAGATTATGTCCCCTGCATCTCCACTATGATGAAAAACCAACGGTCTGTTCTTCAGTCCATTGAGGGGAGTCAGATAGGAATGGAAGCCAAACTGCCCATTCCATCCTCTACCGTCACTCGTCCAGGTGTTCGCTTCGAAGTGATACGACGCAGCCTCGATGGAAAACTGCTTTGCCAGCATTGCGGGTGCGAACTTTATCCCATCTCGTTCGAGTTCCGCCCTGTGTTTGCGGCAAATGAAATTATCTTCAGGGTGCGCGGCATCTGTAAAACGTGCGGCAGCTTTCAGGAGTTTCTTGCTCCGAAGTGAGAAGCCTCCGTTACCCACGATATTTCCATTCCAGGGTGCTCCAATATAATCAAACTCAAGGAACTGCGGTAACCACGACTTCGGGTTAAGAACGTACCCGTCCCACTGGACCAGTAAACAGTGTGAGCTATCGACATACTTGTGAAGCTCACGAATACAGAAATTGCTGTATCCTTCCAACCCGTCGAACTTTTGAATCTTGTTCGCAAACTTGAGACTTTCATCGTGAGTCAGGAATTTAATCGCATCATAAGTCGCTACTTTCTCGCATTCAATCAACGCCCGTTCCGTCAGGTGAGCCTTCGGACCCGTGTCAATCGCAATGAGCGTTACGGGGATGTGTGGGCGATCCTCGGGGAGAATCTGATCGTCTAACATCCAACATTTATCGTTTGGAGTCATGCCAATTGAAGCACTTCTTGGCTTAGTCTCCGTGCGGCTATTTCGCAATAGCGTTCTTCGATTTCGATCCCGATTGCTTTGCGCCCAAGGTCTTTCGCTGCCCTTAGCGTTGTTCCGCTGCCCATGAATGGATCAAGGATGGTGTTTCCCTTGTTGCTGCTTGCGTAGATGAGTCGCTTAAACAACCACTCGGGTTTAGGTGTAGGATGCCCATTCTGTTCCGCTGTCGGTCCTATGAACACGGGGCTTTTGCAAAATTCATTAAATACAGCCTTAGATAGCTTCCCGAAAACGCAGCATTCTACAGAACTAAGCCATAGGTGCTGTCCATTCATCGGGCTTGGATTGGTCTTGCTCCAAATACATAGCCGCGTTGAGAATCCATAAGTTTCAAGGTGCGACCTAAACACTGATACTTGCTCAGTGCTGCACCACACGTAAACTGAACCAAGTGCATTTTCTGAGATTAGGGTTATCATCTCTCCGTTGCCCATGGTTGGCGCGTCAGCATCGCCTTTATCCAAATTCCTAAGCCCGTTTGTATCACGGTTGACCTGTCCGTAGGTAACATCCGTAAGCACAAGATCCACCTTTGGCAGCGTCGGTAGGATTTCGCGGCAATCGCCGTGGTAAATCACTATCCCGCGTCCATCGTCGTAATAAGGTTTCATTCAGAGTCGTCCAGCATCCAGCATTGTTGAGTGGGGATCATTGCATCCAATGCTCTGCTAAACTTTTGAATTTTTCTTCAACCGCAAGTTTCATTTGTGGGTGATTCTCCATTTGAATCCATTGATCCATCTTGTCTCTGTGGCTTTGATCTAGCAATTCCTTCTCAATCAAATCCTGAATAAGAATCGCGTTGTTTATCGTGCAATCTTTAGCCATTTCTGGAACTCGTGCCGCAATATCAGAAGCAAGCGATTGAATGCTCATTTCTTCTCTCCAATCTTCATCCCGCTACTCATCACTTTGTTTTCGTGTTTTTGAACCTCCTCCAGAGATACGGCTAGAGCACAATAAGGACAGCATGGAACGTGTGGAGTTGCCCAATACTGCGTCGGCATTCCGCACTTAAAACAATGTTCTTTCATCCACCCGTCGAACTCTTTCGGTTCTTTATGTATTTCAACCATTCGATTTATCCCCCATCTTCATCCAACACCACTCGGGCAGCTTCTCTTTCGTGTCCTTGCTCATCTTGCGTAGCGCGAATTCAATCGGTGTCCAGACCTTCAGCGGTAACGGACACGCACAGGCTTCGCAGACGCCTAGGGAAGCATCGTATTTGGTGGACAGCTTCATCGAGTTCTTTGCTGCCAACTGGTTCTTGATCAACTCCGCTGCTGGTGCGGTGAATGCCTGCTTCCAATCACCAGAACCGTTCATCGGGCAACGCTTCTCTCCTGGTGCGCCAGCCGTGCAGATTAAGGCGCGTGACTCTGCAACTTCTTTGGGAACCACTCGGCCACTGTCTGACCATGCCAACAAATTCTGAGCACCAATCGCAATGTTCTTAACGGCCACAGCAACGCCCCCGACGCGGTTGAACAGTCCCCGCGAGGGCATAATTTTTGGGCTATCTACGATCCCTAATCGGCGCATCGTGTACGCCTCCAATTCAGTTGCAACAGCGTCGAAGTCCGTTGACAGCTTGTGCTTCGCGGTGATCGCGGGGTTCTTTTGACGATGCTGTATGATCTTTTCAACAGTTGCATCGAATGTTAAGGCAAGCGGCATTGGATTGCTCCAACCCGTCTGAGGCTGGCGGAACTGCCAACCTCCGTTTGGGAATTCTGATCGGTTCATGAGTTGTTATTCTGGTATTTGGTTTAGATAGGCAAATTCTCCATGTAATTCTTTTGCGGCATTGTTGTATGCTATTGCGGCGTCGGTTGAATAATCAAAACAGCCAAGATGGGTTCTTTTATGATCTTTACTGATATATGCCACCCACCTTTTAATCTGCCTGTTGAAGTGAACTCCCTTATATCGATCAAACCTTCTGCTGGTTTTGTTCATTTGGTTCTGAGAGTTTGTGCACGGTCTTAGATTTGACCTCTGATTGTTTAGACCGTTCCTGTCAACATGATCCACCTCTCCGCTCGTAATTCCAAGAATAACTCGGTGCATGTAAAGCAGTATTCTTTTTCCGTCCACAGTCACCCTTCGGACGGCGTACGCTTCCGATAGTCCACGCTCAGGATGATCACAGCACCATTTCCATTGGGATAGCCAATCAAAATCGGAATCATCAACCAATGCAACCTGACCTTTTGTTAGAAGCATTTCTTTCATGAGTATTTCAGGGTGTACTTGTCTCTGGATTTTCTGTCTTGCGCTATCATCTTGTCAAGCCAACTGTCGTTTTGAATAGCGTCTACATCTACCACCTTCATTCGCTCTATGATGAACCCCAATCGCCTCGCGCCTTCTAAACTTACGGAAGCGCAGTCAGCCCGATTTGGACTGGAACCCATCCTCAGCTTACATTCTTGCTTAGTTTCCAATTCATACCTATTTCCGTTGGCCCAGTGCCATTCCCGCATTCCGAACTCATTAACGACATCCTCTGGAATCTCTCGCACCTGATAGGATTCAACCGCCTGACGCACTTGGAACCATGTCTCGGTTATAAACTTCGAGTAGTGTTCCGAACATTTCTTCAACCTCCTGGTCTTGGTGCGTTCATCGAATATGAACATGTCGTTGCAAACAGGTCGGTCGGTAGCGGCCCCACCAGCATTCACGGCATTAACCTCGTTTCCTACGATTCGCGCCATGCTGATAGCCAGTGATGCACGCATACCAGCTTCAAAGAACACATTTGCAGGTGGAATTCCAAGTTGCGGCAACAGGTTCTTAACGAAAATTGCAATCTGATCCTCTGCTGTGTCGTTACCACTGATCATGATTGGGATAGTGATCACTGGATTGAACTTAACTACCGTTTGACCTGTTACATCTTCTCCAAATTCAATGGGAATGCATTCGCATGGGTCACCGCCGTAGCCTGCGTCAATGCCTAGAACCTTAGTCGTTTCACTTCCACTCCAGATGCATTTTTCAAATGCGCCATACTTCAAAGCCATTGCGCGAGTGATGACGCGGTAGTTGTCTACTCCGACCTTCCTCACGCCCATTATCTGACTCCAGTATTCCGCCGAATCTTTTCCGCTGCGCTTTAGAACACGATCCACGTCTGCTTGGTCTACTAGGTAAGAATAGGTCTTTGGCTTGTCTGGTTGAAAGTTTGGGGAATCGGTGCCAACGAGATTGATCGTGATACCTTCGTAGCGATTCTTCCAAGTGCAGGTCTTGGTGATTTCTCCAAGCGAGTCCCACCCGCTATCAGGTTCCGCTATCTTGTCCAAGGCTTTTCCGTTTCCACCGATTGGATTGCCAACGAAACAGCCCTTGAAATCGCCTTTGTCGAGGTTCGATAGCACATTAATATAATTAATATGCATGAACTGCAATTCATCTCCTAATAATCTTCTGCGCTTCTGTTTTATACCGCAAAACTTCTCTAGACCTCCTGCCCATTGACCGTCGCTTCCAAGGCATGGGATGCAAAGGATTCCACGACGCATATCCCGCACTTCCGCATCTTCGCCTAAAGCATCGGTGAACAGACCGTGCTTTGCATCCACGACATTGCCAGCAAGCCAAGGCCATAGCTCTCGCGCTCGGTCGAAAAGATCCTTTAAATCCCCCCACACACGCAACTCAAGACCGCGAATGTCGGTGGAACTCATCAGAATCAATGTCTCGTTCGGATAACACCAGTAGTCCGTAAGCGCATATTTGGACATCGTTCTGGTTTTGCTGCTGTCCCTGGACCCTTGTACTACTGTCATTCGGTTTTCCAATATTGTCTTGAGTATCAGGTCCGACCATAAATGGTGATCATCATCCGGCCACAGCAACGTCTGCATCTTGCGAAAGTGATAAAACAACCCTTCTCCATACTCCTTCCCCGCAATCGTCCACTTACCACCCTTCTGAACGCATGTCATTTCTATCTGAAGATCATCTTGATCCCTCCATGACAATCCGTATCGCTTGGTGATGCTCATTCAGTCGGATAGTTGATTACAGGTTCATGGCCGCAGACCGTAGGAATAAATTCAAACTCTTTCTCCCCCAAATAGAACTCCCTGTTCGTGCTCGCTTCACGCTGCCATTCCTTCAACGGACCATACAGCCGTTCACTGAAATACTTCTCTAGCGTGTCGCTATCTTTCATTGCTGCCGTAATTCTTCGCAGGCTTGTTTCGCTTCTTCAACGGCAATCACTCTCTGATCCTCAGTTGGCTCATCGGTTACGCACATGATTCCAAAGCGTTCCGTAACTCGGTAAAGGAACTCATCTCTCAATTCATCTTCGGTCATAAAAACGCCTCTAGGCTTTAATGGGCGGAATACAACGTCAGTAGCAACGCCGTCGCAGAAATTAACTGCGCACTTTCCCGAGGCGAGATTATTCATCCCTTCTCAGGTTCAAAGAACTCGATGAGGCTTCCGGTGATGGACTCTATGAGCGACTTCACGATTCGCTTCACGGATGATAGGCGGGTATATCCTTCTCCTGACTCCGCAATGATTCTACCGCTACGCTTCATGTGCCACCTAAACCCATCTTTAGCCTTGTAGATGATTACCTGGATCTTTGGTTTTCGCATTGTTTTGTCTTTCGTTGTTTTACTGGTTCGACTTCTATAACTTTACCCCAGATGCCTTTGACTTCGACAACGTGCATTACGAATCGTTCCGCCAAGTCGCGCTCACTGAAATAGGTCTGGTTCCTATACGAGCCAGGGAACACGGTGAGGAACCATCGGTGTGTCATTTGGCCTCCGTTTCGGCAATTGCTTTGCATGCTCGATTGACGACATCCCTTGCGAGCTGGCTGAAATCATCGTGACAGAACGGGCGCAAGTGATCTTCCCATTCGTTTTGGAGATGCTTGGTGGTTTCAAGTAGGGACTCGCGCAACGCCTTCGATCCACGCTTCAGATTCTCATTCTCCGCAATAAGCCGGTTACAAGCGGATTCCAGTTCGATAAGTGTGCTCACTTCCCCTCCTCGGTTGTGGTCCACTTGCCAATGCAACGTAAAAAAGCTTCGGCGCGTTGGGTGGCGGTAGCGTGGATTGTGTGCATTCCGGTTGCCATTGATGGACTGTAGCCATTCTTAATAACAACTCGCTCTAACATGCTGTGATAGTTGATTTGCTGCGCTCTGGTTAGAGCGTTTTCCGCCTCGTGCATGGCGTTCAGGTCGTGGTAGTAGTCTGGGATCATGCACGAGCATCCATCCACCATTCCGTATGGTGTTCCATCTTTCCACGCAACCTGTGCAACCTTGTTGATTTGCCACCCGCACGCCTCCGCTATCGCTATGTTGATTTGTTCTGGTGTCATGGTTTTCGGTGTTGCGGCGGGTGTGATTTTTAAATGCTCCGGTTCGCGGGCCTCTGGGTTGTCCGAGCAATAACGCATGTGGAGCGAGACGTTATCGTGCCATTCTTTGCAGTGGCGACACTGACCGCGACCACCCATTCTGTTTTCGTTCATAGTTTATCCCGCCTCCTAGGTTGCGGTTGCGGCGAGGGCTTGTTCAATCTCTTTCGCCATCTGGTGAGCGCGTTCCATGTTGTAAGAAATCGTTTCGTGTCCTTGGTGGTCGCAGTTGTGATCCTGTAACAAGTGCTGCGCTCCAAATGCTAGACTTCGTAGAATGTCACTGACGGGCCAAGGCTTACCAATGCCCAACGCCTCCCTCAGCACCTTCACCTTATCGGGCGACAACCATCCGGTGCCGCAGTCGGGGGAGATGGCTTCCCTAGCCACCGCAACAGCCTCGGCCATTCCGTCCCAATCGGGATTCTTTGACGTGCTCCAAGCATCTGAAACGCATTGCAGTGCCTCATCCTTAGCCGCGCACTTGGCCTCGGCCTGTTCCTTCTCAATGCGGAGCAGATTCATTTGATAGCCGTAAGTGTTCTGCTCGTTCACATCGGCTGCTCCGTTGGCGATGATGGAGAAGTATCTAGTCTTTTGCGGCTCGGGTATCTCCTCACGGATGAACTTCGACAACCGCTCGAAGCGTTGCGAATACCACTCGCGGCAGAAGTCCCGTGATGATTCGGCTTGCTCCAACTTGGCGCGAAGATCCCCAATAACATTCTCGAAAGCGGTGTCCTCTGGGCAGACCGCCGCCTCTCGGTTCTCCCATTCCAATACTCGCGCCTCCGCTTGCTCTGCGCGGGTTTTGGATCCTTCTGAGATTTTGATCGCCTCGATATGGATCGCCACTTCGCGGAGGTCGGTCTGTGTCGTGTCTAGCCCGCAACATCGGCGCAATTCGATCATGGCGTATTCGCATCCGATCCGGTTGAGTGTTTCGGCGTCGAGCGCGGCCTTTACCTCCTCCAATTCCTTTCGCTCTACCAAATTTGACGGGATCGCAATCTTGCCTGCGAGCATGTTTACCCAAACGGCGGTCTTGTCCGTTGCGAGGGCTTCGGTTTGGGCTGTTAGTTTGGCAAGTTCGGCCTCGGCATGTTCTGCTCGGGCTGTTAGATCGGCAACCAAGGCGTTAATAACACTGCTGTCAGGAACACTCCGCATCTGTCCGTGTAGGGCGAACAGCTTGGCGCGGAGTTCGTCGCGTTCCTTATACAGATCAATCAGATCGTCTCCGTAGAGTTGCGGGTATTGTTCACTCATCGTCGTATTCCTTTCATTCCCTATCCTTCGGTTTACGCAGCTCTGCGATTTCTTTTCGGATACGCGCTTCAATTCTCATTCTAACCGTGTCAGCGATTAGCCATACGGCGATGATGATGGCGGTGGAGCAGGCGATAAGTTCAAGAGTCATATCATTTCTTGAAGGTTGATTCGCCGGAGTCGGAATCTGACTGCGTCCTAACCGCCAGCCCATCCCGAATCAGAAGATTCACGAACGCTGAAAGACTAACTCTAGCCTCGTATTCACCGCGCCTAGTTTTTACCAAACGCGCTAAATCCGGGTCCAACCTAATCTGTGTCGCACTGATAGATTTCTTGCTCACGGGGACATTTGTATCACAATGCCCCACATGGTAGCAAGATAAATCTTAAACTATTTCAGTTACCAGTGTATGAAGCCGTGACCACCCATGCTCAACACAAAATTACATAACACCAAGACGCACAGGAGCACGATAACGAGAATGGCGAATTTCCGCATGGGTTCTGGTATGTAGTTCTGAACCACCCACCAGAGAAACCCAAGCACGATAATGGCCACAACCAGGAGAATAAGACCTTGGCCAAGACCACCTGAACTCACGGTCACATCTGCCAGAAATGGGAGTAATGTCATAGTGAAGAACGATACACCTGATTTTTCTGTTGACTAGTGAGGGGATTGGAGGATGATTGGAACACGATGGTCTTACACCCATTGAAGCCTCAACCAATTTGCCTCGCATGGTGCTGTTCTACCGAACGGCGTGTAAGACCGTGCGGGGCTTTTCTTATATGACTCCCGAACGCATAAAACAGATTAACGAATCGTTCTATAAACTTCACATGGCAATTCCACTGACCAAAGGAATGAAGGCTCTGATTGATGACGAGGATTATGAGCGCATAGCCAAATACAAATGGCATTTCTCACACAGGTATGCGGTTACGGCTGTGTATAATGGTAAAAACAAGAAGGATTGTATTTGCATGCACAACATGCTGATGAATACGCCGGATGGAATGGAGGTAGACCACATTGACGGAGATGGACTTAATAACCGGAGATCAAACCTTAGAATATGCACACACGCTGAAAATCTCAGGAACCAGAAATTGAACGTAAACAATAAATTTGGCGTAAGTGGAGTGTGTTTGCACAGTTGCAAAAGGTTTTTCCTAACTCGAATAGTCGTTAATCGTAAGGTGATACATCTCGGCACATTCAGAACTTTAGAGGAAGCAAAACGAGTCCGATTAGAAGCTGAAATTAAGTATTTCGGAGACTTCAGGAGAAAATAGCTGTTGACGTATTTAGATTGTCGGGTTAAAACCGATTTGGATGTAGACGGTGTTGGAGTCATTCACCAACCGAATAGAGGCACGTTAGCCCTCATTGGCCTTAATAGTCACATGGCCCAAGTGACAGGCGGCTAGAGAAAGGTCGGGTGACCTGGAGTCCCGCCAACTTCGAAACACCTCCCCAAAAGTGCGTACGCTCTGCGTGTGCAGAAGCGCATCACAATTGGAAACTATAAGTAGTTGTTTTGTAAGTTTTTATGGCTATTCCATGTCAAGCATTTACCGACTTCCTTTCGCGCAAGAGCGAACACCTCGACGAAAACATCATCAAATCCTTACACCCCACGGATACCTGGATTGGTCACGTATCCACGGGCCGCTTCGCCGCCGAAGATGGTGTCGAGCACACCTTCGATAGGTTTGAAAATGTATTTCCTGACCTGTCAACCTGTTGGGAGGACGTTACGGCGACGTCCTGCGTGGGTAAACCCTGCGATCCGACCGAACAGAAGATCGGTTTGGGGTTCACTCGTGACTCCTACAAGCTTCAGCGCAAGTCGTATGCGACTGATTTGTTCTGTTTCGACCAGATTTTGAGCGCGGATCGGGCGAAGAAACAGTTTGCCCATGTGATTCGCACGTTGCGACGGGCATCCAGCCTGATTGTCAGCGACCGTATGCGCCGGGAAGCGGCTCGCATTGCCAAGTATAAATGGGCAGCGGCCAGCGGGTTGACGGCAAATTCCTGGTATTGGAATACGGATTGCACGGTTCTGAACGTGGCAGTTAAGCCGACTTCGAAGATGACGGCACGGCACCTGCAACGGCGCGTGGAGCCTCAGATCCTTGAGGGTGCCTTGGGAGAGGACATTAACCGTGGAACACAGCCGATGCTGGAATATGTCAGCAGCATGGAAGAAGTCTGGAACATGGTTGAGGGTAACCCTGAGTTGTCCGACCATTGGCGTTTCCAGCAATGGGAAGATGCGTCGAAGTTCCACAAATACGGTTGGATGGGTAAAGTGGGCAATTTCGGTCTGCGTGCGGATACGATGCCGCTTAGGTTCTGCGACTTGAACACCCAGAATGCCGATGGCACATGGCAGTTACAGTTAATCCTTCCGTACACCAACGTGGCGGCTACAGAAGGCATTAAGGAACAGGTCAATAGCCAGTTCTTGAATGCTCCGATTCAGATGAACTTCATCTGGCACCGATTGGCGATGACCTCGCTGGTTCGGGATACCACAAGCATTAACCCTGAAATGCCGTTTGCGGCCAGAGATTTCGCGGGCAAATGGCAGTTTGCGATGAATAACCTTACCTGCGGCTTGGATACCAACGGCAACCCGATTGCGGTTGATAATTCGCGTGGGAATAAGGGTAAATTCCTGGCCGACTTCTCGTTCGCTACGCAGGCTCAATATCCTGAGTTCGCGGAAGCGTTCCTGGCATTGCGTGAGCCTGCTTGCATCGTGGATATTCCACGTTGCGCGACGGATCCTGTGTGTTACGTGCAGGATTACAGTTCGGCTAACGCGGTATGCGCTACTGAGGACGAAACCATTACGGTTACGCCTGAGATTTCACCGGCTACCTCGACTTACGAGATTCCGATGAACTCGATTCAATGCAATGGCATGATAGTCGTGCATGATGCAATCACTGGCGCGGCAACTCTGGCAGCTTTGGTTGCTCAGTTGAACTCCAAGGCGGCGGCACTAGGCACTTGGGCGGTTGCGGGTGGGGATATTACCCTGACCGGCACTGCTTGCAGCTCTATCGCCATTCCGTTCACCGTGGATTAGTTCGGTTGGTCGTGGATAACTCGGGTCGGTCGGTTTCTGTGGTGGTTTCCGACCGGCCCGAACTTAACCTGAAACATTATGCCAAACGAAACTACTAATGAAGGAATGGAGGACATTGACTCCATGTATCCGTCTGAAGGTCGGTCACCTCCTGAAACCATTGACGAAGAAGAAGCTGAAATGGCTTCCAAAACGGCTCTGGTGCCAAAAGCCATGCTTCCTGACTGCAAAGTTGGGGAAAAGGTCACAGGCAAGGTGATTGCCGACCACGGCGACGAACTGGAAGTGGAACTTGAACCCACGTCCTACAAGAAAGAACCAACCGAAATGAGTTCCGACGAGGAGTTGGACTCCATGAGCAAGGAATATTGATATGCCAGAATTACTCGCAAACGACCATTCCTGCGTGACGTGCTTTCAGGGGCAGGAACTTGATTCCCTGATTATCGTGCTTCTCGCTACGAAGGCCGGTCTTACGCTGCCAGATGACCTGGACACGCTCGTAGACGATACGGCTTGTCTGCGTTGCTCCAGCGAAACGCAGCTTAAGCAGAGGCTTGCCGACTTCCTGTGGGAACAGAATTCGCCAGATTCCACGGCAGATGAACTCATGGCGCAAGGCAAGTGTTTGCAATGCGTGGATCCGCAGACCATCAAGGTTCTGACGCATCATCTGTTGGTTCTTGGATTGACGTAAACAACAGGCGGCAGAGTGACTAAACCGCTTTTTCTGATTGAATATGACGCCATGATTTATGGTGAACAATTCTAGAAATTGCACTTTGACCGATTCCAAATATAGTAGCCAGTTGTGTTTGGCTCTCATTCGGGTGCCTTCGTCTTATATCAATAACCTGATCGACTGTTATTTTATGGGTTCTAACCGCTTCACCGCGAGTGGTTCTACCCTTAATAAACTTGTCGAATTGATTATCGGTCTGACTTCCAATCCAAAGATGATTTGGGTTCACGCACAAAGGATTATCGCATGTGTGGCACACACATTTGGATTTGGGTATTTCGCCAAAGTTTATAATCCAAGCCGCTCTATGGGCGTATATTTTCTTTCTCAGAGCTTTATGGCTACAGGTTTTAGAAATAACCCCATATCCATTTTCATTTATGCAGGCCAACCAATTCCAGCATCCATCGGTTTTTTCAAACTTGGAGTTGAATCGTTGCACGAAGTCGTGAGAAAGACCTTGCGAATTCAGGAAGTCTACAGAAGTATGTGTTTGCATTGTAATCTTTGGTTACGGTGCCACGCTTCAGGATGCTCAAACATCGCTGAGGCACTTTATTGTACACTTAACAAAGGAGGCGTCAAGTGCCAGTGAGTTGTGAACCAGATGAACTGGTAGAGATTTCGACGTGCTATACCTGCATCCCGCCCGATATGGTCGATGCGGTAAAGATTTACCTCTTGGCAGTCACGGCGGGGCTTCAGGACATGACCCCTGAAGAATTGGTAGTGGCTGCTGCGTGCTATAATTGCGTTCCGAAAGACATGCAAAAATCGGTGCAGAATTATCTTCTGTGTCAGATAGCCAACGCTGCATAGCCTATGCCCGTTTCATGCGATGCCCAAGACTTGGTGAATGGCGCAGCGTGTTTCTACTGCAAGAGTCCGAATCTGGATAACGTAGAAATATACCTGCTATGCGTAGTGGCTAATGGTGGTGTTGTTCCGCCTCCACCTGGAGGTGTCATTCTGGGCAATCCAGATGAAGATTGGGGTTTTGGAGATCCCGGTGGTGACTTTGTGTTCGGTGTTCCTGACTAATTTATGAAAAAGTTCCTTACGTTTTTGATGTGCATAGTGGCGGTGACAGGAATCGGAGCAACCATCCAATGGTATTCTCAGCAGCCGGTAACCACCACGTTCAAGAACAGCGACGTTATTGTATTGGAGACTACCGGACCTCAAGGTTACAAGTCTTTCACACTACTGAGCCTGAAGGGTGAGTTTGGAACGAATGGAGTATCCTATCAATACATTACAAATCTTACAGTTCTCAACGAGTTCCACGGAAAGACTTCGTTCAACTCCAATCTCTACGTCACAAATTTATTTCTTATCACTGCGACCAGCAATTACTACCTGTTCGACACTAATATCTACAACAACAACACTTACGTATCTAACTACTTTGTAACGAACGTAATCAACAACGCAGCCGTTTCGAACGCATTCTTCACCAATTTCTACCTGACAAATCTGTACCTGACAAATCTGACTGTCACCAACTACTACCAGGGAAGCACATTCCTGAGTGAGTACTTCAATACCAACATCTATATTAACGAGTTCGTCAGCAACTACTACGTCACGAACTTGTTTACGAATGTTCAGCAGATTACGACCAATCTGATCACGCAAAACACGATTACAAACATTACGCTGTTGACGGTATCGAACGCCTATTTCACCAATCTGTTCATCAGCCAGAACTTCACCAATTTCTATCTCTACAACACCAACATTTACAACGCGGATACATTCGTAAGCAATTACTTCACTACGAACGTGTTTCAGAACACGTACATGTCCAATTTCTTCCTTACCAACCTGATCTTTTACGATACCAACTACTACGTTACGTACGTTTCGACCACAAACTTCCTGTCGTACATAACTAACAATTTTGTCTCGAATTTCTTCAATACGAACATCTTCGTGAACAACTCGTATGTTTCGAACTACTTCACGACGAATTACAACCCGCTGATCCAGTATATCAGCAACTACACGTTCAATGTTGCTTGGCCGCTTACCAACGCGACACTCTACGGGACAACCACGTTCTCACCCGTAAGCGGAACGGCAGCGGGTAGGGTTAGCCTTTTAAGCTCAGGTGTAGAGACTATTTCTCTAGCAGCCTCAAATGGCGCGATAGCCGCAAATGCGGCTTGGTTCAAAACCAATCTATGGTCTGGGCCTACTAATAACCTTCCCATGAACGCGCAGGACCAGTATTACACCACGTCCACGGACATAAATATAACCAACTTAAATAACCTTCCTCCTGCTGGATACGGTGCTAATGTGTTGCTATCCGTAAGCAATTCATCGGCGGCAAACATTGTGTGGAGATTTCCGTCCACTATAAAAATTCCAGAAAACACAAATGCCGTGGTTGTGTCCAATGGAACATACGGAGAACTTTCACTTAAGTACAGTCCGGTGGGGCCGCATACCCAAGCTGTTTACCGCCAGTTTCCATGAAAACTCTCATTCTCATTGCGTGCTTAATCGCCGCATCGGTTAATGCCGCAGACCAAATCGTGATTTCAGGAGTCGGAAACTGGACCGGCACAATCACGCTAACTCTTAGCCTTGGAACGGTCACAAACCCAGTAAACGCTACCAATATCTGGGTGAACACCTATGGCGGAACTCAGGCTGATGAGGGGCTATCGGTTAAAACAGACGCCTCAAGCAATGTGTTCTTTGGAGGATACTTCTCTGCTACAGCCAACTTCGGTCAAGGCAACGTGACGGCTTCTGGGGGTGAGGATATTGTAATCGCCAAGTATAACTTTGGCGGAACCAATCAGTGGGTTAAGACGTTCGGGAGCACAAGTAGCGATAGGTGTGATGCGATTGCGCTGGATAGCTCGGGCAATGTTTACGCAGTCGGTTATTTCAATGGCACGATAAACATGGGCGGAACCAATCTTGTGTCTACCGGTGGGCGTGACGTGTTCATTGCCAAATACAACAATGCCGGAACGCATCAATGGTCACGCAAGTTCGGATCTGTTGGGGATGAAATAGCCTATGCAGTAACGGTTGATAGCTCTGGAGATGTATACATGTCTGGATTCTTCCAAGGCACATCCAACTTCGGAACTACGAACATGAGTAGTGCGAACAACGGGTTGGATACGTTTGTTGCGAAGTACACGGGGACTACCGGAGCGGGGGTATGGTCAAAGCGGTTTAGCCCAAACAACAGCGATGACATCAGTTATGGAATAGCAGCCTGCCCTGACGGTGGGCTGATGGTGTGCGGAGTGTTCCAGGGAACATGTAATTTCGGAGGAACAAACCATCCACCAACGGGCGGTTACAACATGTATATCGTAAAGTTGAGCGGGTCCACGGGTGGATGGATATGGGACTTTGCTTTTGGTGGCACTACAGACGATTTCGCGTATACGGTAGCGGTTGATTCCAGTAATAATGTTCTATTCGGCGGCTTCTTTAACGGAACGGTTAATTTCGGTGGAGGAAACATTACCACAGCGGGAAGTGCTGACGGAGTAGCCGTTAAACTGAATTCATCCGGTGCTTATCAGTGGGCAAGGCAATTGGGAGGTATAACTTCTGACACTGTAATGGGAACGGCATTTGACTCCAGTGGAAACGCTTTTGTTTCTGGAGCGTTCTCAAGTTCTGTGAATTTCGGAAGCGGTCCATCTTTAGTGAGTGCGGGTCAAAACGATGGATTCCTTGCAAAGTATAGTTCCGCAAACGTGCTTCAATGGGTTGACAGATTTGGAGGCACAGGATCAGAAGTTGCGAATTCTGTATCGGTGGACACTACGGGTTACGTGCTCTCAACAGGCTCATTTAGCACTTCTTTCAACTTCATGACAATTCCAGTCACTTCCGCTGGACTTGGGGACATCTATCTTTGGCGTCATATTCCATGAAACGACTACTCGCACTAGCCGCAGTCCTGCTTCCAGTATACTTGTTCGCTCAGGGATTCGGATCGTTCTCGCATGATCAACCGTATCTTTCGGCGGGTGCTTCCTCTGGTGTAGTAGCCCTTCCAATGTTGCCGGATATACGATTTAGATGGGTGGCTAGTGATGTTTCAGTTGATGGTCCGGTGACAAACTGGTTTGATAGAATCGCCAGTGTTCCACTATCCCAGACAGTAATAGCCCATAGGCCAACCAAATCATTAGGTGGAGTTTACTTCGCAAATGCAAGCGCAACAGATATTAGGGCAGTTACAAACACATCTGCCATGACGTTTAATTCAATATCGCAAGCCATATTGATTGTAACCAGTAACGCTCTCCCGGTTTTTACTGGAGCCAACAACTATGGAAATTTTTGGGTAGAGAATAGTAATGGATATGGATTTCGGCTAAAGGACAACAACGCAGGGAGCATAACTTGGGAATTTGATAATAATGGTGGAGCCGCTGCCGAAGCTACACTTGTAAACTTTGGTGCCTCTATGCCTCAGGGTGTTCAGGCTTTTTTGTATATGGGTTACACCCAAACAAATTGGGCAGCATTTACTAATAACTCTCTATCTATTTCCAATACTACTCCTGCACTTGGAGGTACTGCTCCGATTCTTGGTGTACTTGGACGAGGGGCATTATGGTCAAATAGTAGTTCGTTCAGGGGATACGTCATGGAGGTGGTTGTGTGGACTAATGCCATGAATTTTACTCCACAAATTATTAGCCAAGCATTCGATTATGTGACCAATACCTATGGGCATTTTAATCCATGAAGATGTGCGTTAAATGGTTTATCGCTTTCATCCTTGTGACCATCATGTGGAAACTTGCCTACCGAAGCGGAGAGATTAACGGGGAACATGGAATTGGCTATTGGGAAGGCTGGCAAGATGCTATGCTGCAAACTGATTACGGAAAGAAACCCTATGACTGCAACAAACGACCGCTAGAAGATTAACTATGAAAACCCTAAAACAAGTCCTACTGTTCACCATCGCAATTCTGGCTTTTTTTTTACCAGATACGATCTCTCAAGCGCAAGCCGCTGGACCAGCGACTAATGTCGTGACTCTGTTCTGGACAGCGGCACCCCCAACATCACCCGCTGTTCCATTCTTTTACGAGGTTCATCAGTCAACGAATCTAGCTCTTAATGTGTGGACTGTAATCGCCAACGTTCCTTCAAACACGCTTCAATTCAGCTTGAGCGTTGATAAAGACATGAAGTCGTTTAAGGTTCGAACGGTTAATTCCACCAATTCAATATGGGTTGGCGATTTTTCGAATGTCGCCAGTACAGCTTGGCCCGGTACCGGCGGCAATCTAGCAATACGTTTAGGGCCATAATATTTCCACCAATACCAGGAAGGTAAAGGCTTTCAGATGTCAGAAGAAACAACCCCAAAACTAATGAACAGCCTTAAGGTAGAAGAAACATCCATAGAAAATGGCAAGAAACTAGACCGTATAATGATGTTCCTAGAGGGTGCGGGAGATGACGCACCGGGACTATTGCATAACGTCGCCAAGCACAGTCATGCGCTTTACGGCAACAATGGTCAGGATGGTCTAATCAGCCGCGTGGCTATCATGTGGAGAATCCATGTCTGGGTTCTTTGCAGCGTAAGCGCAGGATTCGGATTCATGCTAAAAACCGTCATCGAATCCTTAATGAAACATCCCTAAACTATGAAAAGCTGGAGAACAACAATCAGTGCTGCGGTCACTGTAACTGGAACTGCCTTGGTTGGAGTTGGTGGACTAACTCAGTTGAACCAACTCAACCCCAATTCCAAAGGAATGTCTGATGATCAGATGGCAGTGATGTGGTACATCATGGCTGCTGGATTTGTTTTGTCAGCAATTGGAAAGGGTTTGGGACTTCTATTTGCTGCTGACGCAACAGTATTGAAGAATGTTGTCCAACAGGCTAACGACATTGCCACACAAACCAACGTGAATACAGTTCAGATTGCCGACACTAAAGCAGTTGTTGAAAATCAGCTAAAAGTCTGACTCAATAGCCACATGAAACCGCTACGCAGCCCAAAAGACGAAGGTGACAAACACGTACACCCTCACCCTAATCGTCAGGCTACGCTTCGTGACTTGCTTGAATTGGAAGTCAGGCTAAAAGATGCCATATCCAAGATTGGAGACATGAATCCGCTTGCCACAAAGAAGGATTTGCTGGCAATGGAGCACAGGCTGAAGGATGAATTGGTTGATGACAAAGAATTATTGGCTACTGAGGTACGTCTTAGTAGGCTGATCAAGCAGCCCCGATTTGATTGGACCATCGGGATTGTTCAATCAAAGGTCCAAAGAAAGATAGAACGCATGGAAATCCAACTGACAAATGAGCAGCAAGTAACAGTAACACTGACCCCGAAAACAAGTGCTGGAAAACCAGCTACATTGGACGGTGTTCCCACATGGGAAGTAATCACCGGCGAGTCTACGGTTACGGCATCGGCAGATGGTCTGTCTGCCCTGATCGTTAGCTCCGACAATCCTGGTGATACCCAGATCCTAGTCAAAGCTGACGCCGATCTCGGCGCTGGTGTTGTTGAAATCTCTGAGGTTCTTGATGTGCATGTTGCCGGAGCACAGGCCGCGAACCTTGGCGTTTCTGTTGGAACCCCAGAACTCAAGCCGTAACCCCGTAGCCCCTGCGGTATCAGGGGCATTCACTTTCTAATTATGAAGCTACTAAATCGGTCACTAATAACCCTGTCCATACTCATGCTGTTGGCAGGATGCGCCACGGTTTATACGGGTGTGGTTACCATCACTTCCGTGGTGGACACAGGCATGAAGGCATGGGCTGAGGTTTCCGCCAAAGGAATGAGTTCAGCGGCAGTCGATGCCAAGGTAATCGAAGTCCACAACAAGTATCGAGAGGCGTGTGCGGTAGCCAAGATCGCCCTGGAATCATACAAGGCAAACGGGGATCAAGCGGCATACCTTCAGGCATTCGCGGTAGTTAAGGCTACGGCGGCTGATTTGATTCAGTTGATTGCGCCACTCATTAATCCAAGCAAAGCAGCCAAACTCCAAACAGATCTATCCAAAGCGACTAAAATATGAGCGATGAACAAGGTCCAAGGTCTACAAAGCTAGAGCTAATCTCTCAGCTTGCAGGATTGCTTCTAAAATACGGTCCAGATGTCGCCTTGGCATTCGCTAAGATGTTCAAGGGTGGAGCGACCATTGATGACGCGATTGCTGCTTTGGAACTAGCCAAGACTAAGACGGCAGAGCAATATCTGGCGGAAGCCAAGGCAGCATTGGCAGTTCAGGCAGTGAATCCTTAAATGCCCGCAAATGATAATGTCAGGTGGGCAGACGGCACATTGGATTTCTCTCTTGGGGTTGATTCAAACCGTCCTCCCACTCTTGTCTCTGCCAACAATCCAGGTGGATTGCCGCGTAATGCCTTGGGATGGGCTGATAATGCGGCGGTGCGTGGCGGTGGCGTGATTCAGCGGTATGCGTGGCAACCGATAACGACTGTCCACGACTCCACGGGACTTTATCAAGGTGGCATCATGTACGAGCAGGCTAATGGCTTGCCATACCTTGTCGTTGCGATTTCGGGTCGGTTCTATCGCATTCGACTCGACACAGATAACTCCATAGATGACATAACGGGTCCGGTCGTATTTCCTCCAACGGAACCACTTTACCACTTCGTTCAAGGCGAGGAATTCATGGTGGTTCAGGCGGGTGATAATACGACTCTCCCATTGTTCTTTGATGGAACAACTACGCGGCAAAGCGTTGGGTTGGGAGTCGCTGCGCCTTTAAGAGAACTCCCCGCTGCTGGTCCGATGGTCTACTATCAAGGAAGAATATGGTATGCGTATTACCGAAGTTACACTGCGGGGGATATTGTGGGTGGACCAAGCGGTACAGCTCCTTACTTCCTACGCGATTCGGTCTTGAAAGTGACAGAGAACCCGCTGGCTATAGGCGGGGACGGTTTTGCGGTTCCGACGCAGGCAGGAAACATCAGGGCATTGCAATACGCGGCAAACCTCGATACCGCGCTCGGTGAAGGCACGCTTTACGTGTTCACCAGAAAGCAGGTTTATGCTCTGGACGTGCCTATTAGCCGAGAGGCATGGTCTAAGGCGGCTGATGGCCCTGGCAACTACGGAACGCCTAACCAGAGGGTTGTACAGCGCAATAACGGTGGTTGTAGTGATAGATCGGTAGTGGCAGTCAATGGCGACCTATTCTATCAGGCGTTGACCCCTTCCATAAACTCCCTATTCACCGCTTTACGCTACTTCAATCAATGGGGTAACAAGCCGATTTCTGCCAACATCGACCGCGCTCTCCGATTCAATAACCGTGGACTCATGGTGTACTCGAGTGGGATTGAGTACGATAACTACCTGCTACAAGCGATTTTGCCGGAACAAGTGCCTCAAGGGGTGGTTCACAAGGCGATTGCCCCTCTGGATTTCGACCCGATTTCGACTCTTGGCCAAGATAGTCCTCCAGCATGGTCTGGACTCTGGGAAGGCTTGGACATTCTCCAGATGTTCAACGGCGACTTTGGTGGGCGTGAACGCGCCTTTGCCATGACGGTTAGCCGCGTGGATCAATCCATTCAGCTCTGGGAGTTGACCAACGACACTCGATTCGAGAACGGCGACGAACGGGTATCGTGGCTGATAGAGACTCCAGCTTGGACTTGGCAACGGGAATTCGACCTTAAATGGCTGGATGGAGGAGAGATTTGGCTGGATCGCATCTATGGAACCGTTGACGGCATAGTTGAATACCGTGTAGACGGAAACCCATGCTGGCAATTCTGGCACGCCTTCCGTGACTGCAAGGCCAGAAACTCTTGCGAGGATGCGGTGGATCCCGTGTGCTATCCACAACAGGAATATGCCGAAGGCGACAAGTTTCCCGTCACCCTCCCTAAACCGCCAACTCCTCCTTGCTACGAGAACAACCATAGGCCAATGACCCTTGGACACCAATTCCAAGTGCGGATTAAGATCAAGGGATGGTGTCGAATTCGCGGTATCATCGTCTACGCTTTGCCATACGTAAAGCAGCCTTTCGAGAACCTTGAGACTCCACCGGGACCTTTTACGGAAATCCAGCAATCAGTCATATCAGCTAACAGCCCTGCATTCTAATGCTCATCGACGGCGACAGATTAAAAGTGGTCAATGCTCCGATAGCGCGAACCAAGTTGGGCAGCGCAACGGGGCAAGATGTCACTTTCCTGCAAATCGCTTTGGCGGCTGAAGTGGCGGCTAGAACAGCGGCAGATGCGGCATTATCAGCGTCTATAGCGGCTGAAACAGCGGCACGGGCAGCAGCCGATGCAGCTTTGGCGGCGGATATAGCAACGGAGGCAGCGGCCAGAATCGCAGCCGATAACGCATTGGATTCTGATATTTCAGATGAAACAGCAGCCAGAATAGCAGCAGTCTCAGCAGAGGAAGCAGCCAGAATAGCCGCAGACGGTGTATTGACTTCCGATTTAGCGCAAGAAGTCTTGGACAGGATAGCCGCAGATACCGTACTAACAAACGATCTAGCTACGGAAACCTCAGAACGTATAGCGGCTGATAACGCTATAATAGCCGGAATAGTCCGTGGAACAGTGGCAATCGGAAACGCTGCAACATCTGGTAGCGTAACTGGTCTTGCGCTTGCATACACTCCCGCATCAGTATCCGCGACAGTCATATCACCTGTTGGCGGGTTGACCTTGTTTGCATCACTAGAAGGCGATCCGACAACAGACGGATTTGATTTCCTGGTGGGACCGGTGGCTACCGACAGTGCGGATTACAAACTGGCTTATATTTTGAAACAGTGATTCAAACGTGTCCAAATCGTATCGACTGCGAATCAGCCCTTCTCACGAATTACTCGTCAGAAGGAGCAGAGCCGTTTCCGCCGTATTACTCGGTGGTATTTCCGAATCCAGAGAATCCGATTGATCGTCAGTGGCAGATGGCGGGTTGCGTGTATGTTTGCGTTTCCTACGTATCGCAGCAGGAAGCGGATTTGTGCGCCTTGAGGCAATCTGTCTTGTGCACCAATCCACCGGGAGAGGAAGTATGGTATTCCGCTGAAGCTACCTGTTGTTCCCCGTGTCCTGGTGGTGAAGGTGAATATTGTTACACTGTTCCAGCTGGAATGTTCATCGCCAAGACGTTTGCTGAAGCAGAGGCGCAAGCGCAAGCGTATGCGTGTCAGCAGGCGATAAACACTCAGGTCTGTTTCAATAACCCGAATTGCCCTGATTGCATTCCTGTTCCGCCTCCACCGAATCCACCAAATCAACCTCCGAATCCTCCGGTAACACCGAATTCCACCCTAGGAAATCTTCCTAGATGTGCCTGCCTTGGTGTTCACTACTCCGGAAGCATTGAAGCCAACGGTTCGGTTGGAGTTGAGTCATGGGCAGTAGTTGGGAATATTCCTCCAGGATTAACCTTCGTTGGAGTTGGAACCGGAGCAATAATCGTTGGCACTCCGACAGTAAGCGGAACATACTCATTTCAGGTAATTGCCTATCAGATAGGCGGTAGTTATTCCACTAGGATTTTCACCATTCAGGTCTTGGAAGTCACTACTACAGCTTTACCCAATTTTGTCATAGGAACCCCATACAGCTATCAACTAGCTGCCTTTGGAGGTTCCGGCAATTATACTTGGAGTGTCGCCACTGGAACATTGCCTGACGGATTAGACCTGTCTCAGACTGGTCTTATCTCAGGTACACCCACAGCATTTGCTACAGGCGGCACTCTGACTTTCGAAGTTCGAGATATAACGTGTGAGAATGCGGAAAGAATCACGCTTACCCCAAGAGTCGCACTGGACGCAGTAAGCACAACTACAGTTAAGACTGAAAGAGGGTTTCGCGAGTACACTACCGTTCTGGATACTGGAACACTGTATAAGCGAGTGGACTACGCCGGAAGCATGGAGCAAATTGCTTTCCCGAATTTCAATTCAGATCCAGCCGTAGATGCGACTCAATGCGGTGGAATGCAGCTCATTTACAGCGGATACGACCAAATTGATAACAGCGGAAACATCCTGTTCAGGCATCGCAAGGACATGATGGTGATGTGCGCGGCGAGTCAGCCTAGTCTTTTTGAGGCTGATGCCGATACGAGTCTTATTACGCCAATTTACAGCCCTCCGGCATTGTATGGCTATTGCTGGCCTGATGATCCAGACAGTTGTTCCACATGCGACACCGACGAAATCAATTGGAGCTTGCTTCGTGACGATGCCACATTTGGGGCCATTGATTATCCGAACAACATGGTTTGGAATGAATCAAATGTAAGCAAGACTGACACACTATTAACCTATGCCGGAAATGCCAATCTTACAGGTGGTGTAATTCTGAATCCTACGACACAAGGATTCCCGATAAACACAGGAAATAACACCTACGCTCAAGCTTTCCCATTCGTAAGGCTTTCATCTAGCGGTGGATTCTCCGCTACTCTAAGCGAACCCTACACCGATGCCGATGCCGAGGCGACAAAGGTTGTCTATACCGGCACATCGAAAACGGCTGAGAACCATCCGAATTATCAGATAACAGGTGCCAACAATTTCATAACCAGACGAAGCAGGACTACCGATGTTGCTTTCACAATCACTTGCACCCGATTGATCGTTGGTAGGGATTACCAAGTGACCTACGAACTATTCACTTCCGCAGGAGTAGAAACAGAGGTTGAGATTGATTTCACAGCCGACGATACCACCCATGTTATAAACGGGATTGTTCCACCTCCAGATTTGAACGCTAACATAACTGTCAGAAACGCGAGAATCCGATACGCCTGATATGGGGTGCTTTAAAGAATTATCTATAGCAGAAGATGCCGCAGCACTACCGTATGCCTATTACAAGTGCGATGAACCTGCGGGTTCTTTGGTTGCTGTTGACTCAATAGCCGGTTTCGATCTTGTGACCGTAAACCCGATTGTTAAGTGGCCAACGGCAAAGATTGGAACTGCATTTTTTGATCCGTTATTGAATTTGCAGGATTCAATAGCAAGCACGCATTGGGATTTTGCGGCTACCGGATTCACAGTCAGACTTTGGTTTGAACTGAACACTGTTCCTGTCTCAAATGCCTTTTTCATTCTAAACGTAAATTCTTCTCCATCTAATATCACTCAATGGGATCTTACGTTGCAATCCAGCTTGGTTCCGTCATTCCGGCAATTTCCACGATTCAGAATTGTCCTAAATGGTATATCGTCATTCGTTGATGGTCCTGATTTGACCGACACAACTGCCTTTCACCGTTTGATGTGCGGTTGGGAGAAGGGTGTTGGGGTTTGGATCAAGTTCGATAACGACGCCACTATTTCGGTTGCTAACACAGACCCTTCTCTAAATGGTGGAAATTTGACTAAGTTTTTTCTTGGTCCGACAAACGAACCGCAGGCAATGGGTATTGACGAGGTTGGAATTTGGAACCGGACTCTTACGGCTGCGGAGATTCTTGCAGATTGGAATGGCGGTGCAGGTGTAACATATCCTTAAATACTGAATTTATGGAACGCTCTAGACTTTACGATTTGAGGGTAAGCGGATTCCCGCTCGCTATGGGAATGTGCGATACTGACATACCACGCATTGCAGCAGCGGCTAACGAGGCACAGCAACGCTTACTCACCGACCCATTGGCTCCTGACGAAGGCTGGTACGGTGGCTACGCTCAATACGCTTTCACCGTTGCCTCACCTTTCGACTACATCACGGCACCCCGAGAGGTTGCGCGAATCATCTCCATGACAGCCTGCAAGAAGCCCATGAAGATACGGAACCAGTTCTTCGAGTTCCTTGATTTCGGTATCGGAAATCAGCCTTCAGGTTGCGGAAACAGTCAGAGATGCGGGCAGCAGTTTCAGACTTATGAGCGCGACAACGTACCGACTATCAATACCTTTGTGGCAGGTAATACTATTCGCGCGTACCCGCTCGATTCCCGTGACGTGGGAAAGCGAAGTCTCATTCAAGGTACAGATTCAAACGACAAAACCATCTACGGAACCAGTGTCCTTACCGGCAAGCCGATCCTTGGAGAGACAATCAGCTTGGATATACCGTTCGTAGACACGTCGAATGATTTCAACAGCGTGCTCTCCATCCAGAAGGAACCGACCGTTGGCGATGTGGTTTACTATCAGGTAGACCAAGTGACAGGTGCGGAAACCCCGTTGCACACGATGCAAGCGACGGAACAGACGGGTCAATATCGCCGTTACTTCCTTAACGGACTCAAGAATACATGCTGCCAATCTCCGACTCAGCAGGTTCTAGCCTTGTGCAAGCTCGACTTCGTTCCTGTTCAAAGCGACCAAGATTACCTTCTCATTCAGAGCATTCCTGCGCTTATCGAGGAAGGGATGGCGGTGCGCTATTCCCGAATGGACACTCCCGGTAGTCAGCAAATGGCGCAGTCAAAGCACGCCAATGCGCTCCGATTGCTATTTGGTCAGCTTGATCATTTCCTTGGCAAATTCCAAACGGCGATTACTGTCCCGATATTCGGGTCAGATAGACTTAGATTCCAAGCGCAATAGAGTATGCCTAAACCAATTCAACCTCCTGCACCCGCTTACGGTTCGCCTGAATGGAAGGCTGAACGCGCTAGAATGGTTGGCACTCCCGAATGGAAGGCGGCGCATAATTACCAGCAAGAGACATCGGGCCATAGTGGTCAATCTGGCGGATTTATTCCAGCAAGCCAATTCGGTGTATTTACTCCTGCCGGTCAGACTCTCACCACAGCACAGAAGCAATTGCAGAATCCTCTATACAATCCACTTTACGATCCCGGTTCGGCTGAATATAAGTCAAATCTTGAGCAAATGAATCAGCCAAGACCGCGTGTTCAGAATCCATTGGTTCAGCCTCCGAATGCGCCTGTTGCTACTCCGCAGATCCCGCAATTGCAACAACAGCCACAGACAGCCGTTGCTCCACAACAGCAATCATCCCCGAAGATTACTTTGCCGCAGCAATTCCAGCAGAACTACAACAACGCACCCGGAATCACCCCGCCAGCCAATCAGGGCATCAAGATGCCTGACATCAGCAAGCAGGGTTTTGGTGGGGGTAATAACTGGAATGACTTTCTCACCGTAGCTTACAACCGAAATTCGAGGTAACTATGCCGCCGATTATTCAAATTCCGACTCAGCAAGAATTGCTCAATATAAGGAATAGCCCGACGAATCTGTTGGCTATGTATCAAGCGGCACAGCAGCCTAGGTTGCCAATGGGCATACCAACGACTCCCGGCGTAGCGGCTACAACCCCAGGCGCGGCGGTTAGCTCATTACCTGGATATACGTCTGCCACGCCAACGGCACTCCCGAGACAAATCACACCGACACTAGTTCCGCAACCTACACCGATTGATTTACCGTCTGTCCCTCAGAACGATCCTCAGTGGATTTCAGCCATGACGGAGATGGTGAATCAGTTGAACATGCAGGCTCAGGGTGCGGCTAATGCGGCAAGGATACCGGGAGCAATGGGGCTGGAATCTCAAAGCTCTGGGAACATAAGCAATGCGTTATCCGGTCAGTTGCCAGCCGATGTAATCAATCAGATCGGTCAGCGTTCAGCGGAACGTGGTGTGATGACCGGAAACCCCTACGGAGCCAGCACAAGCGCGGATTATCTCAAAGCGATTGGCCTTAACAGTCTTCAGCTAATGGGGACAGGTCAGGATTGGCTTTCTGCTGCATTGGCTCGTAATCCCGCTGCCCCTATCTTCGATCCTTCAAAGCTAATCATGACTCCCGCGCAACAAGGTGAATTTGCTTTGAACAGGGCTAACCTTGCGCTGAACCAGCAACGAGCCGGAACTGACATTTGGAACATGAACGCCAATCGGGAGTTCGAAGCCGCATCGCAGAATGCACGAAACCAGATGGAAGTGGAAAACTCCAATGCCCAACGCAAATTGCAGTCAGATTTGGCGAATGCGAGCAACCAACTGGAGCGCGACAGGCTTGTGTGGCAATTCGAACAGAACAGGCTTCAGCGGGAACAGGCGTTGCAACTTGCTCTACTGGATCGCCAAAGGCGGCTAGGAGGTGGCGGTGGTGGCGGTAATTACGGTGGTGGAGGTGGTGGTGGTTTTCGTCCAGCAACGAATTGGGGCGGTGGCGGTGCACCAACATCTACAGCCAGCCCTACCCCATTAACAACTCCTTGGCATTTGCCCTACAGTCTGGATCAATCAGTTCCAAATTATCCAGACACCGTGCAACCTGGAATGGATTACGGCGGCGGATTTGACCAACCGGGGCAGAATTACAATCCAGACATGGGATTCCTTGGCGGTGGATCATTGGGTGGTGGAATCAACACCGAAGGCATGTCCCAAGACGAACTCGATTGGCTTTACAACGTAGGAGGAGGCTAGAACTATGGCTATCGGCTACACAGGATCTAACGGTAACGAGACTGCGTTTGAATACACGCCAGTTGACCCGCAAGACGACATGATGCGGCAGTTGGCGCAACAGTCTCAACAAGCCTTTTACCCTCCCCCGCCGCAGCCTCGTGGACCTACACCGTATTGGGAGAATCCTGAAACCTATTACCCGCAACAGCAGCAGATCGACCCGATAGCGCAAGCCAAGGCTGCAACGATGGCCGCACAGAAGTTCATCGCGTTTCGAGGCTACCAGAGCGACCTCAAAGAAGGCATGGCGGCGGCTGATGCTTTTGCCAAGTGGGGACCTATGCTTGTGGCGGATACTTCTCTTGCTCCGGCAATGAAGGCGATGCAGCCACAGCCTAATTACACGTATGACCAAGCTCACAATGCTTGGACTTCACCGGGACAAAAGCCAGTATTGGGTAAACCTATAGTTGAGGCTCCACGATGGATTCCAGCCAATCCAGAAACGGGTGAACCTGCCCATTACGAAAGCGGTGGCAAAGCGCAATTCCCTCCAACCCCAAAGGCTCCATCGGCACCGAAGCTAGATCAGATAACTATGGCTGATTACAATGACGCTCGAAAGGAGTTCACTACTGCGCTTAAGGAATACAACAAGGAAGACAATTCAGAAGAAATTAAGCTGGATGCCAGAAAGCGCATGGATGCAGCGAAAATCAGGATGAACAACATTTCCAACAGGGGACAGCAATCGGCATTATCGTCACCCGCTGCACCTGCACCGAAACAGCCAAGCGCACCGACAGCACCTGTAGTTATTCGCTTGACCAAAGATGGCAAGAAGGCAGAGTTCGACGCAGCGACCAAGAAGTTCTTGCGATATGCCGAATGATCCGACATGGGAGGACACGCTTGAAGTTCCAACGTGGGAAGATACTAGGCCAACGGAACAGGACTTCCGCCGTGACGAACTAGCCAAGCAGACGTTTGAAGCGCGGATTGAGGGGGAACAGGCTAAGGCGTTGTCTGGATTGGCAGACATTGGAACTGAAGCATCAAAGGCTATCGTTCGTGCGTTTTCTCACGTTGACCCAACTGGATTTTCTCAAGGTTTGATGCAGCAATACGGCGTAGAACCTACGCATGTAATCCCGCCTGAATTTGTTAAGTCGGACGTAGAAGCAGTCTCGCAATTTGCCCGTGAAGGTCTTGGCAACCTTGGGATACCCACTGAAGCCATACTTCCAGAGCAATACCGTAAACCCGTGGAGGAGTTCGCAGCCGAGAACATAGCGGCACTGCCCGAGATGGCACCGTTGATGGCGGCTGGCGTTGCCGATCCCCGTGGCGTAGGCAGGCTATTCCAAGCCCAGATGCTTCAAGGCGTGCCAGAGTCAGCGCGGCAAGCTGTAGTGGCTGAAACGCCAGAGGAACGCATTAAGGCAGGATTAGGCGCAGCAATGGGCGTTGCTTTCCCTGCTTTAATAGAGGGTCACTTGCGCCAACCGTCTGTTCCAATACCCGACTTCGTAGGCAGACAACTCGAAATGCAGCGTGGCGCACTCCCACCCCGAGGCGAAACCGCCGCACCCATCGAGCGAGTCACCCCAGAACAAGCTGCACTCGCAGCCGAACGGATGAGCGCACCGTTTGAGGGTGAACTTCCAAAGTTTGAGGAAACCACGCCGATAGCTGTTGAGGCTCCGGTAAAGAGTCGCGCCCAATTACTAGCCGAAGAAGTTGAAGCCGCACGCGAGGCAGCAGATGCAGCATTCAAAGCAAAGCAATCGGGAGTTCAGGTTAAGCCGACAACCACGCTTCCAAAGCTAGTCGAGACTCTTGGGCGCGATGAAGTCGCAGGATTGGTAGACCAATGGGAACAAGGCGCAGAGCTTCATCCTGATGGTAAATCCATTACCGTATACGCAGATCCACGCAATCAAACCGGCAAGATGCGCGGAAAGACGAAAGACTTTCTAAGCTGGTACGAAGAACAGAAGGCAAAACCCACCCCCACAGCCCTACCGGAAGGCGAGCAGGTTGCTCCTCCGACGACTGCCACGGAGATTAAAGCGACGGAAGGTGTTAGCGCACCTCCCGAGCAGCCAGCATTAGAGACTGTTGCGCCGAAAGGGGAAGTGAAAGGTGTCGCGCCGGAGGCTAAACCGCCTGGAGTTCTAACGTCGAAGATTTGGAAGCCTGAAATCCTGACGGCTTTAGAAGAAGCAAAGAAAGAACAATCTCAAATTGATCGCTCATACGCCCCTGAATCCGAATTTCTTAAAGGGCGTAAAATGGTACTTCAAACTTGGCTTCAAAACAGATTGTCCATGGGAACACAGGCGGCGATTAAAGAAGTGGATAACCTTGTAAAATCAAAGCCAACCCTGATTCAAGATTTGATGGATGGCAAAACAGTCTCAGGATCTAAAGTAACCAACGCCTACATACCCAATAGCACCATGCTTAAATTAGGGTACGAAAAAGAGGGTAGGTATTGGAAACGTCCAGAAGCCAAACCCGAACCGCAACCAATTGGTCAAGGACCCGGCGCAAGAACCGGAGTCACTGTTGAGGCACCGGAGAGTTATTCTGGGACAGCACTGAAGAATGCCGTGGCTGACATTGAGCGTGCCGGATGGGGATTACGTGAGGCACCGGAACACTTACGCAAATCCATTCCAGAAGCGTGGATACGCGCAGGTAGAACGCTTGAGCGCGATGTTAATGCAGGTCAAAAGCTAGTGGATGAACTAGTAGCCGATCCGCAAGGCAGAGGGTTAAGCGTTGATGAATCCGCTTTGCTCCTACGCCACAAGCTAACTCTGGCTAACGAGATGAACGCGGCGGCTGAAGGCATTCACACCGCCAAGACCCCATTGGATAAGGCGAAAGCTGAAGCCTATTACGATTGGGCGCATGAGAAAATGCTTATCATGTTGGATGCCATTAAGAATCGTGGCACAGCATGGGGGCAGGAAGGTCGTTGGCGGCAAGTCATGGCGCGAGAAGATTTCTCGTTGGCTACGCTGATTACGCATCGGGAGAAGGTGCTCGGTAAAAAACTGGAACCAGGGAGTCCCGAATACAACGAGGTTAAGGCGCACGCTGACAAGCTTCAGGCACTCAACACCGCACTGGAAGAACGAGTAGCCAAGGTGCAGGCTGACTTCGAAGCATCAGAAGTGCGTAGGGCAATGGCTGAAGCAGAGGCTACCAAGAACATGGAATTGCCGTATCACCCGCGCATTATCGAGCTGGCTGAAGGTTACGCTAAGAAATGGGATGCGAAGGGTGCAAAGGCTTTGGAGAACCTCAAGGCAATGTTCGGCGAAGGTCAGGCATTTTCAGGTGCTCCCGTATCTCCCGCGATGCTTGATCAGGCTATCATCTATGGCACTTCGAAGATGGTACGCGGTGCGGTGGATCTAGCCAAGTGGACTGATACGATGGTGAAGGATTTGGGTGAAGGATTTCGCAAGCACGCCGCACAAGTGTTCAACGCTTCCAAGGCAGCTTTCGAGAAAGACGTAAACGCGGATCTAGGAAGGAAAGGGCAAGCGACGGTTCAGCGTGTCAAAAGTGCTCTCAAAGCCGAAGTTGGCACTGAAGGCATTCTTAAGAAGATCGCCCGTAAAGCGGAAGGCACACCCGAAGGCAAGCTGCCGAACATAAACTATTACTTGCGTCAACTTGGGCGACGATACGCGGCTGAAGGAATCAAAGAGGAAGGTCCGTTCATTGACCGGATGACTGCCGATGTTAATACGGTTCTGCCTGACCTGACGCGCAATGACGTAAGGGCTATTTTCGGTGGATACGCTGAAGATGTAAGGGCGTTATCTAAAGAGCCAGTGGAATTCATCTTGCGCGATATGCGGGGGCAATCCCAGGAACTTCACAAGCTGGATTTGCTCAAGCAGAAGATCATGCCGCCGAAGTTGCAGGAGCGTGCTACGCCGTCCGATATACAGCGGCAACTACGCAAGCAGGTTGAGGCCGAGAAGCGCACGGGTGGATTTGCACCGCCAGATCCAGAAGCACAACTGCGATCCGCAATGCAATCGGCTGAGACACGGTTGACCAATCAGATAACCGACTTGCAGCGTGAGATTGATGCTGGCCAGAGAACGGTTACCCAAAAGAAGGCACCATTGCAGAGTGAAAAGCTGGATGCTTTGCGAAAGCAACGTGATGCCCTAAAAGAGACTCATGATAGAGTATTCAAGAAACCGGATCTAACTGATTCCGAACGCCTTGATATTTGGAAAGAGCATGTAAAGGAACAGATCGCAGAGTTGCAAGACAGGCGGAAGCGCGGCGATTTCCAAGTAAGGAAAAAGCTTGATACTCTGAAATACGACAACGAGGCTATTGAATTGCAGTTCCAAAAGGACGTTGAAATGAACGCTCTTAAAGAAATGCGCCATGACGATGAGATGTCCAAGAGAACAACGCCGCAAGTTGTTAAAGATTCCGCCACAATGACAGCGAGATTCATGCACATGGCTTTAGCTGGTGGTGAGTTCTCAGCCGTATTCAAGCAGGGTGCAACCGGCACATTCGGTAGACCGATAATGACGGCAAGGAACTTCGTCAAGTCGCTCAAACCGTTCTGGAGTGAGGAAGCTCATTTCAGGGTAAAGCACGACATTCTTACCCGTGATAATGCGCCCGACTATAGGGGGAGATTGGAGTTCACAGACATAAATGGGCGACTCAGTAACATGGAAGAAGTTTACATGTTTAAGATGGCCAAGTGGATGAAGGGTATTCCAGGACTAAGCCACTACGTCAAATACATGGACATGTTCCAACGGTCTTTCACTTCATTTCTTAATCTCATGCGTGCCGATACGTTCGATGCGATGAAGCGGGAATACGGTAGCGCACCAGAAACGATGGATGCCATTGCGAACTATATCAACGTGGCTACCGGCAGAGGGTCAAAGTCTACAGCAAGATTTGGAGGTGGAATGGCTAATGCTGTGTTCTTTGCGCCCCGATGGTCAATAAGCCGGTTTCAATATTTGCTAGGCCAACCGATTATCGCAGCAGGTAAGGGCAATCGTCAGATGATAGTGAACCAGTATGCGAGAACTCTAGTTGGCTTAGGTTCCGTTTACGCTTTTGGATTGGCCGCTGGCGGAACAGTGGAATGGAAAGACCCTCGTTCTAGTTTATGGGGAAAGATTCAACTTGGCGGAAGGGTGATTGATCCGCTATTCGGTCTTGCGCCTGTGATGCGTATTATGGCGCAGCTCATTACCGGAACAAGAAAGAACTCCAAAGGCCAGATTCGACCAGTGCGAGAGAGTTTTAGATTGCCAGTACAAGGCTCACAGAAACCCGGTCCGTTTGATCCGTCAGGCGCAGAATTAATCGGTAGATTCGCATGGAGCAAACTCGCTCCCGCACCTGAAACATTCGTTGCTGCTACAAGCGGAGAGAATGTCATAGGTGAGAAATTTCAGATAGGCAAGAGACTCGCCGCATCCGTCACCCCGATTACCTATAAGGACATCATTGTAGCCTTGAAAGAACAAGGATTAGAACCCGCGACCGCGATTGACCTAATGGCGATTTGGGGACTTGGCTCTTACATTCCAGACAAACCCAAACAACCCAACTGGTAATATGCCGTTACTCAAGGGCAAGTCGAAGCGTGTCATAAGTGAAAATATCCGCCGTGAAATGCACGCGGGAAAGAAACAGTCTCAGGCAATCGCAATCGCCATGTCCAAGGCAGGCAGGACCAAAGACCCGAGGAAGCGGAAGTTTTATTAAGCATATTTCTGCTATTTTCTGTTGACAGCCTATTTGGTGTGTGGTTTACTGCCCACATGCCAAAGAAAAGTTCATCGAAATTTAAGACGGTAAATATTCGCACAGAGATTCACAAAAACATCAAAGACTATTGCACTAAGAAGGGTTACAAGGTGCAGTACTTCATTGAGCATTCCGCAAGCAAGATTATCGCGTTGGAGAACATTGGAGCGGTAAGCCTTCGGGATTAACAACTTTTATGGCGAGTCGCTTCAAACCCTCATCCACTGAGGTCAAATTCCCTCTGCTGACATAACGACTCGCCATTTTAAACTTAAACCACCAAATGAGTTTTACAATACATCAGGCGACACGTGAAAGCGTTAAAGCATTAGTGGGTTTCTACGCGAAATCCGGCGCAGGTAAGACACATTCCGCGTTACTCATGATGCGCGGATTGGTTGGGCCTAAAGGGAAAATTGGAGTTGTGGACACCGAGAACCGTAGGAGTAGCATTTTCGCTGACGTGATTCCTGGTGGGTTCTCAATCGTTGATCTGGACCCTCCATTTACGGCTGAACGCTATTGGGAGGCGTTGGATGTTATAGAGAAAAACTGCGACGGTATTGTTGTGGATTCATTCTCGCACGTTTGGGCAGGAGAGGGCGGCTTGCTTGACCAGCACGAAGCCGAACTAGAACGTATGGCTGGCAGTGATTGGAAGAAGCGTGAAGCCTGCAAGATGACTGCTTGGATTCGGCCAAAGCAGGCGCACAAGCGTCTAGTTGAGCGCATCCTACGATTGCCCAAGCCGCTTATAGTGTGCATGAGAGGTGAGGAAAAAACGCACATCGAAAAGGCGAACGGTAAAACTGAAGTTTGGACTGACAAGTATTGTTCCCCAATCGGTGACCCGCGGTTCATCTTCGAACTCTTGATCCACGCCGAGTGCATCGCAAAGGAAAACGATCAAGGCCACATGGTAGGGGGCTACTTGAGACTCACAAAGGTTAGCCGAACGGAAATCATACCACTACTCCCTGGACCTGATGAGCAGGTAGGGATTAAGCATGGTGAGGCTTTGGCGCAATGGTGCGCCGGAACGCCTGCGAAGTCTGTAACTCCAAAGGTTACATCATCAATGTTGCAATTTGATGAAGGGGTAAACAACCCGCCAGAAGTTGTGAAAGAGCAATTGAAGAAAATGTATGCCTCCGGAGAAATTGCCACTCTTAAACGCAAGCTTTGGGATCTGACAGCAAACAACCACTTCGGGTCAAAGGCCAAGCTTAACCAATTTCTTCACGATGAACTTTTCATTCAAGACGATGAAGGATTGGAAACGCTAACCGAACAGCGACTAATTCAAGTCATCGAAGCAATCAACCACAAATTGGAGTCGAAATGATTCGTATCGCTATCGTGACATGTGATTACGGAGCCGCCGCAAATATTGGTGGACCTGTCGTGAACACACTAAAGACATTCGATCTGGAAGCTCCAGAAGTTGAGAAGTTCTTGCTTGAATACGAGATGGCCAAGTCAACGGATAAAAAAGAATCTAAACTTTGGTGGAATCGATCTGTTGCTGGAGTAGAAATAATCAACCACAAACTAACCACCAAATGAACGATAAAGAATTAAGAGAGTTAAACGCTTGGATTGCTGAACATGTGATGGGATGGACAAAATGGACATTCAGTAATGGCTTCACGAAGCACAACTATCTAAATGCATACCCAAAAGAGAGGGCTAACAAATTTCGCACTCCGGGTTGGATTGATGGTATTCCAACCATAGATAATTGGCATAAATACACCACCGATCCATCAGCCGCCATGGACGTGCTCAAGAAGTGCGCGGAGAAACAGGGAGATGATATCGTAATTACTTTCCAAGATGGAACTTGGACCGTGGCTTGGGTGGATTGGAATGCAGAAGAAAGAGCAGATCGGGTAAAGGCACCAACTCTTGAATTAGCGATATGCCTCTATGCCAAGAATGAATTCAGTAAACCGATCACCAAATGAACACGCTAATCGGAGAGCTAAAGAACGTGCTGACGGGTGGAACCGTCATCGGTCCAATTGGACATCCATCGCAATATCGCGACCAAGATTCAAAGCGTGGAGATCCTGACCGCGTAATGGGTCGTGGCGACCTTATGGAATTCTCCCGCTGTCCCGAGCGGTGGGTGAAAGGCTACGAGTCCGAAGAAACCAAGGCAACGGAATGGGGGGATTTGGTTGATGTCTTGTTTCTGACGCCTGACCAGTTCAAGAGCCGGTATGCCGTACAGCCAGCGACTTATCTAACTGACGGAATGGAATGCCCTATATGCAAATCCATAACCACCTCTATAAGCTGCAAAAAGTGTAAGACTCAGCGCGTGCCAATTCGTATCGAAAAGGATTGGAACTCGAATGCCGATGAATGCTCCAATTGGGAATCCGGTCAGGTCGGCAAGACCATCGTGAAGCACAAGCTCTTTGGACCTGCCTGTGACGCTGTGAGGGTGCTTAATGAGTATCCTGGGCTGAAAGAGCTAAAGGAAGGCTCTGAATGCCAAGTAATGGCTACAGCGAGCTACCAGGATGAAGAAACGGGGATTGTGGTGCCTCTCAAGATCCTGATTGACCTGTTGCCTGACAAGACTAGCCCGTGGGGGAAGTGGATCATTGACTTAAAGACCACTGACTCTGCGGCAATGCGACCTTGGCGTTCCAAGGTTTTCAAGTTTAACTACGATGCCCAAGCAGCCTTCTACCTTGACGTATGGGAAGCCGCTACAGGCGAGGACCGGCAGGACTTCAAGCACATCGTCCAAGAGTCCTACAGCCCCTATCAGACTCAATTACGCCTCGTTTCCGCCGAGTTCCTAGAGATCGGGCGCATGAAATATCAGAAGGCGTTGGAATTCTACTGCGCGTGCCTATCGTCTGGTGTTTGGCCTGGATACGACTGCGAATGCCGAACAATCGACGGTTGGCAGCTAACCGAACCTGAACCTTGGATGGTGCAATGAATAAACGATGGTTAATCTGGAGCCTTGAGCACGATGCTTGGTGGAATCCAAACTCGATGGGTTACACACAGGAACGATCAAAGGCTGGACGATACGATTTAAACGAGGCTTTAGTGATTGTTCACAACGCAAACTTTCGATGTGGAAATAAGCCAAATGAAGCCTTAGTTCCCCTTGACCCCGTGACCGATTTGTGAGGTAATTGGCTTGCCGTGTAAACAGTAATTGTTTACAATATTCAGAAGTTATGAGCAACGGATACTGCAAACTTTTCACCGATATTGTCACCTCAACTATTTGGCAAAGGCCGAATGCGTGTCGGGTTCTCTGGGTAACCATGCTTGCCCTTAAGGACGAAACCAACATCTGTAGAGCCACTGTGCCAGCACTTGCGAAAATATGTGATATTACGATAGATGAGTGTGAATCATACCTACAGGAATTCCAGTCACCGGACGAACATTCACGGTCCCAGGAATACAAAGGAAGGCGCATAGAACGGGTTGACGGTGGCTGGCATATTCTGAATGGCCAGAAGTATCGTGACATGCTGCGAGGTCAAGAAAGACGCGACTATATACGCGGAAAAGTGGCCGAACATCGAAAACGTGTAAACAAAAGTAAACACGGTAATCAATGTAAACCGATAGCAGAAGCAGAAGCAGAAGTACAAGCAATACCAGAGAAGCTTCGGTGTAATGAGGAGTTTCTTAGGAAGTGGGAAACATGGCAGTCTGTCCGAACTGCAAAGAAATCATGCAAAGATTTTCCGCAATTGTTTCAAGAACAGCTTGATTGGTTAGGTGGATTCGCCGTTCCTGTAGCTATCGAGATTCTTGCTCAGTCCATACGAAACGATTGGCAGGGACTATTCCCGCCCAAGACAAACGGAAACCACCAGACTGATAACGGCAAACTTGCCCCAATCGACAAGGCGATACTCCAGAAGGAAAAGGATTTGATAATTGCTAGGCTAAACACTTTACGCAGTCAATACGATGGACATCAAACTTGGTCAGAGAAAGATCGGCTTGAAGCGGTAAAATTGAAAACAAAACTCTCAGAAATAAACAGTCAACTCGGTTGCCTTTTATGAAAACTTCTGAAGAATGGGTTCGTGAGTTTTACGATTTTGATCATACCCGTGAATCCACGATCAAAAAACTTAGAGATTTCGTATCTGAAATCCAATCCGATGCCTTCCACGCTGGACAGTTGATGGGTCTGGATGATGCAAGATCTATCGTGGAGCAGTGGAGTCCATCGGAAACATCTCCATGTGGCAGATCGGTTAAGGAAATATCAATCATGCGAGAATCTTTGGAAAAGAAATGAAAACCCTCTCCTGCACCTGCCGAGTGTGTGGAAATTCAATCAGCCTTCAAATCGATGAGTCGGAATTCTTTACAGATGAGAAGCTGGTCGAAATGGCAACGTGTGATCGCTGCTACGACTCCCACGACCAGCAGGAACGCGACCGGATAGCGAAATATCACAAGGCTATAGAACGCGAGTGCCAGGAACCGAAGCAATACAAGAAACCTTACGCTGATTGATATGAAGGTCCTTGTAGCTTGTGAATGTTCAGGGATAGTGCGTGATGCTTTCCGGGCATTGGGGCATGATGCGTGGTCTTGCGATTTCATGCCGTGCGAACGCGATCCCGAATGGCACCTTGAAGGTGATGCGCTATATGCAATCAGCGATAACAATGGATTCTATTTCAGGAAATTGAAAGGCCACATTGAATGGGACATGCTTATTGCCCATCCTCCTTGTGACTTCCTTTCCGGCAGCGGTAATCGTTGGCTTTACGAGGAATGCTCCAGAGGTACACCGGAGCAACGGATAGCAGACCCAAGACCGCATCCATACGTCACTAAACGGGTTGGCCAATACTCACAGATAGTTCAACCTTGGTGGTTTGGGGATAAAGCTACAAAAGGAACCTGCCTATGGCTAAAAGGACTTCCTCCACTCATGGCTACCATCATTGAGAATGGTGCCGACAGGAAACCGCTTTGCCATAGAGAAGGACCTGGGCCTAAAAGGAAAACCAATCGCAGCCGAACGTATCCGGGCATGGCCGCTGCCATGGCTAAACAATGGGGAAGCTATTGATATGGTATCATGGACCACAGCCGATCAGAACGCCTACGAAGCACGTTTACGGGCAAGTAAAGAACGCCTTGAAGTGCTGGAGGGGTGCGAAAAGGAGTCGGAACTCCACCAGCAGATTGTGGAACTATGCCGCGCAAGAGGCTACTTGGCCTTTCACGGGTCTATGGCTCACCAGACATTCAGGACTGAGGGGGAGCCGGATTTCCAGATATGCCTTCCCAATGGTCGATTCCTAATGGTTGAATGCAAGACTAGAACCGGCAAACTTTCACCCGCCCAACAAGCAATCCACGCATGGGCCGCACGGCTTAACCACAAAATCCACACGGTCAGATCGTACGAAGAATTCCTTAATCTCATAAACCACCAATGACCACCCAAGAATGCCAAGCTTTAGTCCAATCAGCTATCCGTAGGGGGCTAGCAAAACTCAAAGAGCCAGTGATAGCACCAGCCAAGACCTCAAAGTATCACAACGACCTCCAGCGTAGGCGCAGGCAGGAGAATATAGCCAATGGTTTAACCACGGACGGCAAGCCAAGGCAGCGTAACTACCAGCATTTAACCGGTTGGACTGCCAGTCAGAAATTAGAACGTGAACGCAGCCAGAAACTTGCGTGGAGAATCCGCCAATACTACAGCCTATGAGTTTAACTGACGACCAAGTAAACCACATCATCAACGACCAGGAGGAAACCATTGCCAGCCTGAAGGATAAGCTGTTGGCGATGGAGGATGAAAGGGATTTGGCGGTCGGTAAGGGTCTGGAACTGGTTCAGTCCATGCGCAGAATCGAATGCGTTGCCACCGCAGAACAGGCCAAGGAAATAGCTAGAAAGGCCATAGACGCTTTTCAAGGCAGTCGGAGGGTATCAGAGTGCCACCAGAGCAATAAAAATGCGTCCTGAGTCATTCTGGAGCGTTTTCCACTTAGCCTGTACGCCAAAATCCCCGCCAGTTGCCTAGCGGGGGTGTCGGGGAAGTTTACAGATTTAACCTCGGTTTGGTCGAAGTTCCAATTCCTTCTTGAACTCATGCGCCAAGTGCCAAGTCTCAAGAATCAGATCCTTAGCTGATTTACCGCCGATGGAATAGCCAACCAATTCCGGCAGTTGGGCAATCGTCCATAAGTCAGGAATAACGATCTTGGATAGTTCGATGGTCTTTTCGGCCTTTCCGCCTGCGTGCAATGTGATGATGTTCTTATTTTTCATTCTTTTGGTGGTTTACTGCGGGGTTAGTCTGGTTTAGAGGAGTCCCAAGCCACAGAAGCTTTCCAAGCTTCTGCCCTATCAAATTCTTCAGCTTCCTTACCCATAAAATAATCTAGTTCTTCTTCTAAATCCTTGAGTATTTGCAACGTATATTTCTGTGAAAGCTCAAGAACTAGGGCATTCATTGGAATGGTTTTTGAAGAAGTGAAAACCCTGTCCTCTATTTCATCACGAATTATAAACGTGATCATTTTCATAAATTATGTGTATGTCCACCGCTTTTTATTTTGAATGTCCTCGACTATTACAGACGCCGATTTAAATGTTAATCCGGTAGTGCTGCGAATGTATTTAACGGTGGCAATCCTTCCGAATTCGTTCAAGAACAATCGGATTTTTTGATAGAATTTCTTATCCATAATTCACTCCCTCAAATCTTCAGGGTTCAAAACTTCAGGTTCATTCAACGGGCTATCCTTACGACAGCCTGCCACTTCCTTTACGGCGTGGATGCCGCATTGACGGGCCTCTGTCACGGTAGCCGGTTTAGCCGTTATCACCCAGGCCGACACGAATTCGAGTAGGAGATCCGGGTCTGCGGTCAATTCAGGCTTCGACTTGAGCCATGACAGGGCAGCGAATAGGGCAACCGACAAGGGAGTACCGCCGTTTACTTGTTTGGTGATCACTTTGATCCTTCCGCTTTGCCGAATTTAATTTTGTCTATTTCCAAGGCACAAGCAAACGCCAGCTTAAAATCCCCGTCATGCTTTGCCAGATCCCTGCGCCATCGGAGATCTTTAAGGCTTAATCCTTTTGGAAGTTCAATTTTTCTTTTCATGATTGTTGCCTTTCAAGTTCGGAGTGGGCCAAAGGGCACCCTAGCTTTGGGCAAACCATGATCTGGCGTTTAAGCTGAACTATTTGGTTTCGGAGAGTCATTGTTATTCTAATTTCACGATCTAGGGATTGCTTGTATGCGTCCCGCTGTTGCTTCAGCTGATCGATCCATTCTTGGTTTTGGTTTTCGTTCATATCAAACAGTAAATCAGAATTAAGATTGCAAACAGGAGCACGCAACCGCCGACCTCGTAGAAGCGGTCAAGGTTCATTTTCCCTCCGCACGGTTGATTGCCGCAATGGCTTTATTGTTGGCGCATGTCATATCATCTGGATCGCATCCGTTTTTACACGGAGAGCATTCCAAAAGTTCTTTTAGAGCTTCCAATAGTTCCGGTGCGGCAGTTGCAAGTATCGCATTTGCCTTGTGTTCTTTAGACTCTGGGTGAATTGAACAACCGCTAGAGCATTCTTCCACAGTGGGCGCAGCAAAAAGCATTGCGCGTCCAGAGAATATAAAACCGTTCAATTCCTTCCACGGTCCCGGTGTATGTTTAGCCTGTTCTCTCATCGGTTAGCCTTTGGGGTGAATTGTTTACCAAGTGAAGCCAAGTTTTTCCACATCGGCGCGAAATGCGGCTTGCAGGTCATCCGACCTAGACTCAAGCCAGTCCTTCAGCTTTTCAACCTTAACGTCATTCAGTCCATACCTTGACCAGATGCACGATTCTAAGGCGAAGTCTTTATCAGTGGGCAATGCGCCATAACAAATTGTGCTTTTTAAGTGTTCCAAGTTAGGTGGACTGTTTGGCTCCCCATTGCACCACCGGCGATCGCAATGGCCTGCCCAATAGGTGGCGTTTGCAGCGTAGCGCATCGGCTCATCACTGCTCGATAAGTGCCATTTGATGAACGGTGCCAACTCAGGAAACGCCTTGGCAATCTGGTTATGCACGCAACCGCACGAATTAAGGTAATAATTTCGCCCGTTCTGCGTTATCGTCGGCCCCCGTTGATATTCCTTTCCGTAAATCTCGCCAGTGATTGAAAAGGAATTGTGGCCATTGCCACATTCGTCATCAAATCGGATCTCTGCAATAATGAACTCGTCACCTATCGCCACAGGTCCGAACTGTTTCTTTTGGTTTTTGGTCAATATGCTTTCTGTAGTGGTTGTCATTGTATTTTCTCCGTTGATTGTTTGCCGGTCTAATGTTTCCTCATGTGTTCGATCATTCCATCTGCGCACCGTTTGACCGCCAGATTAGCCATTGCCACTTTTAACGCCTGGACGCTGTTGGGGTAGCATTGCTCCTGTTCCAACCAGCCAAGCAAATTCTTTGCAGGCTCAGTGTCGTGGCGATAGTCCGTAAGCAAATCCGCCATTTCGACAGCTTCGTTGTATTCCCGCATTGCAGGGGTCATTTCGATTTTAGTGGGTTTCATATCTAATTTAAATTTGGTGGTATAGAATCCATCCATAGCGTCTAGATTCATAAACTCCTCAAGGATAGACGAAATTAGTAAACGGATGATCACGCACAATATCGTTGAAGGTTTGACGTGCCACCCATGCGGCATTCGTCCCAACTGGAGAATTTGCATTGTGCGGAATGTGACGAGCGGTTAATTGCCACAAGCAATCTTCACCTATTCCCACAGTTCCACGATCTAGCTTAGAGATGGCTTGCCTTATAGCTTTCGCCATGTCCTTTTTGAATAATTCAGCATTCATATTCTTTCAATAGTTTCCCCGGTTAATCACCGGCCATTGCTCCAGGTTGCTGCCTGAAGCAAGGGCGGAGGATTTAGACGACTGATTTCCAGATATTCCAGCCGTTACGGTGCAAGAAATCATCTTGGCATTGTTCCCATGTATAACCAGATGGCGGACTGTTGCGTAATACCGTGGCGCAATAGTAGTAATTACCAGATTGGAATAATCTTATTTGCCCCGGTCTGCCTTGATACCATTCAATGTCAGAGGCCGAGCAGGCGAAATGGAATGCCAGCGCAGTGCGTTGATTGTATTTCGTTTTCATATTCTTTCTTTTAGTGGGTTTAGTGGAGGTTATTATTTATCCCATTGTGTTAGCCCCATCTTGCTTCGCTCTTCCATCCTGTTTCGGGCATAGCTCAAATTCTCTTTGGAGTTTTTAAGGTAGACAATGGCTTTCACTACGGTTTCGCCCTTGATGCCGGATGCAGTTCCGAAGCAGTAAGGGTGCTCTCGTACTACTCTGTTTTTTACTCTTTCAATCTTTACTTCTAGGTCTCCTATTTGTTGCTCAATTGTTTTCATGTTTAGCCTTTTGGGGGATTAGTTAATTGGGGTCGGTGTGTAGCTCGGAAGTTGTTCAATAAAGCCTTCTTGCTTCTTAAGGTTAAGCCATAGATCGACTCTGGTATTGCAATCGCCAAGTGAGCCAACATAACGAACTGGTATCGTTTCGTTAAAGGCGTGGAAATAGATCTCGAAAAGATTCTGGCCTATTACATACATCGATACTCGGCAGTAATTGCCAAGTGAATCCCATAGCTTGCGCTCAGATAAAAGAGGAGAATTTAAGTTCATACTCCCACCAATAGCACACACAATGCCAACATTTTTTGATTTTGAGTCGCTCATATTATTAAGGTTTAAATGGTTCACTATTGATCACTGTCCGATATGTCATCCTGTCGCGTTTGGTTGCTTTACGAAGTGTTATCCAGCCAATTCCAACCCATTCAACCAAGCTTCCGTTTTCTATTACCCTACTAATATGCTTCTCACGTCCTGCTACCATGCGAACGGTATGCAATTCAGATGCTGCAATTGGCTTAGGTGCAATGCGTTTTTTCATGTGATTATGAATTGGAAAGCTTACGCGAACGAACTACCAAACTAGATGCGCGTCCAACGGCAGAGTCCAAATAGGATTCAAGCTTGGCAATGTGAATTCCCATTTCAGTATCCTTAACTTCTGCATCGGTCCAATTGATTACCTTGATGGTATCGTTCAAGGCTAAAATCTGTTTCAGTAGGTCTTGCAGTGTTTCGGTGGAGGTTTTCATATCGTTTTTTAAGCCTAAGCGAAAGCATTGCGCGTGCCATGAATTATCAACGCAAGTCGTTGACTATCTATTGCCTACAAACAGGACACGAAGCTAAAGTGTAAGCAGAATCGACAAGTAAAGTGTCCATCAAACCACCAAGACACTCGATTTCCTAAGCAATTGCGCGATTCACTGTCCAACTACGCGACATGTCGAATAAGCGACAGTTGACGGAATAGCTAACACGTTGATGCACTCGCAATCTACAGAAGTCTTGCGTTGAACGGCCAGCTAAGCGAGAGTTGCAACGCTATGCCAAGACCCTCTTTCACCGTTGAACAAGCTAAGGCAGCGGGTAAACGGTCCGCTGAACTCAGAGCGCAACGCAAACTAAACCCACCAATAGCGCAACCCGTTGCCATGCCAGAAGCGTTATCAGACGCAGGACAAACGCTCAGCGCATACGCTTACGAACTCGCACGTGCGCAGTCTGAACTGCTCGCGGAACTCCGCAGTTGCGACAGTGCCAAGGACAAGGCTGCGCTCAGTCAGGCGATCAAGAACCTCCGCGAAGCTTGGCACATGGAAACCGGTGCGCCAAAGCCCGGCACCATCAAGCCTGAGAGCAGACGCACGCGACAATCGCCAGCTCGCCCTCCCGAACCTGAGCCGATAGACCCGTCAATACCACAATAGGTTGTGGTCCTGGGTATCGACTAGGTTTGACGCTTGCCCGTTATCGCATCGCATTGCAATCCAGGTAGTTGCGCAATGGGCTACTAAAGACAACCGATATTGTGCGAAATTTTGGGCGCGAGGCTAAGGAATCTCTTTTTTCCTGGTGGCGACCGTGGGGGCGGGTGGCACCGGCAGGGGCGCTGCGACAGGGCGGGTGGTGCGTATATATGCATCTTTAATACACGTCGGTTATGGTAAAATTCAGGTAACCGGTTAGGTGTCTGGTTGGTTGATAGGGAGACCGGTCATCGGGTCGGAGGGCTTCACGTTTTTGGTAAACGCCGCCACAGGGAGTGGGTACCCCATGGTTTTAACGTTTCGATGACACAGTTAGTTAGGCTCTAGTATTGAACGGTGAGCAGTTGGCGGGTGGACCTGCTGATTTCCCGCAATCAAGTTGGCGCGGCGAAGGTGCTTGGCGTATGGCTTGGTCTACTACCATCCCGCAGGTGCTTTCGCAGTCTGACAGGTCGGCGGCATTACTTTTCTCCCAGGGTGGTTAACCCTGCTTACACGGCTTGGGTGAGTCTGCATCGCATTTACAAAACAGGCGGCAGACGCCTTCCGGTTTGCCTAAGCGGTTTAGGGCTTCGGCATGAGCATGCACTTGTGTCAATGAACGCTTCGAGGCACTTCTGGCTTCGAAGATAAAAACGGTGGTGATTGTCGCCACTGGAAAGGCAGGTTACGGTCGTTGAGTTCTCGTTCTATTTGGCTATAGGGGATGTCGAATAGCCATTTGGAAACGGAGCGTGTGACTCCGATGAGTTCCCAGCGGTGGTTGCGCTGCCAGTAGGTGGCTTGGCCCTTGAAGTGGTGGTTTTTGTCAGAAGACACGGGCCGGAAGATGATGAGAGTTCGGGATTGGTCGGGGAGTTGGAATGGTGGTAACGGGGTGGTTTTGGGTTGCTTCACCTTGCCAAAGACTTGTTCTAGGGTCTTCATGGAAGGGTGGAAATTGGCGTCCCCGCTTTATCCAAGTTTCGGGCGGAAGCGTTGTCCGACGCTTCACTGATTTTGGACATCGCCCTATTGGTGGGGGACATAAAAAAATTCCCCCGGTGTGCTGGCACCGAGGGAGAAGTAGTCTTGGACAGACCTGAGTTTCCGACAGCTATTGCCGCCGAAATTCTTTGAAACCCAGTCGTCCATACGCCAGCACGCATATCCTGCTTATCGCATGGGTTTGGCTATCTGGTCAAGGGAAAGTTTTAACAATCGGCGGATTTGAATGCCAGTTGTAGGGCAGATTCCACGTCATGCGGAGGGTTAAACCGTATGTGGCAGGGGTGTCTTGATAGGCTCCAATGTCCCAATAATCGCCACGGGGTTTGCCGTTTAAATCAGTGGTGAACAGGTGGTTAAGGTTGGTTCCGGCGACACTGGCTGGGGAACCGGTCTTGAGATGCCAGTTGTGGGTGAATGGTGAGGTATAGACGTTTGTCGGGTCTTGTACGGACTCACCGGGGCCGAAGTGCCAGCCGTAGATGGGTTCCTGGAACCACGCGAGAGCGGTATAGATGTTGTAGGATTGATTGGTCTTGCCTCCACCGGAGATGAGGTTGTTCTGGATGACGTAGTTGGAGGGGTTGGTGCCGGAGAACATGAAGATGGTGCCGTTGGGATTGTTGGCGAGGGTGTTGTTGTACCAACGGATTGGACCCCAAGTGCCGCCCCATTCGGAGATGCGATAATCTTTGCCGTTGGCGTCGATGATGTTGTTTCGGAAAGTGAGGTTGGCGGATTGCTCGTAGGTAAGGAGGGAGGTGCAATTGGAGACTGTGTTGGCGGAAATGATGACGTTGGTGGAATTGCCGTAGACAGAGATGCCGTTGCCGTGAATACCGATTACTTCTTTGACGGTGTTGCCGTGGAGGAGGCCATTGGTGGCCGCGTTGAAGTAGATTCCGGTGCCATTGATGCGGTAGATGAGGTTATTGGTGATTTGTGCGCCTCGGGAACCGTTTACCAGCATCCCACGAGAGATGAGGGAGTCATGGATGGAGTTGTGGGAGACTATGGCGTTGGAGCCGCGCTCGATGTCGATGATTGGACCGGAATTGAAGGATTTGAAGAAATACAAGTTGTTGGAGGTGACGGTGACGTTGTGGGTTATCCAATCGGAATTTCCGATAGCGGCGAATTGACCGGAATAGCCGTTTTCGTTGGGAGGTTGATAATAGCCGCGTGCTTCGAAGCCGGTGATTTTAACGTCATGCGCGAACCCTTGAAAGGCGCAGCCGCGTCGGGCAATGGCTATTTGGTTGGTGTTTGGGTTACCATTTCCGATTGGCCACAGGTAGATACGGTTTTGCGAGGTGCGAACGGCCCATTCTCCTTGGGTATCGATGAATTGCGGGTGGTTTATCAGGGCATAATAGCCGTTTCGGTCGGTGTAGGTGGGTGTGGAATTGGCAAATCGGATGGTATTTGAGGCTTGGACGTAATTGGTGATGGGACATACCACCGTGGAGTTGCCAGTTACCCAGACGGCAGTGAAACATTCATTGTAATAGCCGTTGGTTTGGGTGAGGTAGGTTTTGTCGCGTATCCAGGTAGTTGAAATGTTGGTAGGCTGGACAGGTCGCCACTCCGAAAGCACTTCCCAGAAGATTTTGTCGGTGGGATCGGGTTCTTGGCTCCATTGGCAGAGATTGGTGCCGTTCCATAGCATGGTCGGAAGGCAGTTGGATATACCGGTGGGGATGGTGTTGCGCCATATTTTTGACCAGTTGGTGGATCCGCCGCAATCGATAGCGTTGGTGCAGCGAATCCAAGGGTTGGTGATTAGGGTGGATCCGTCGAGTATGGCTTTTCCGCTGCCCCAAACAGATGTCCCGAAGTAAGAAACTCCAGAGCAAGCTGTGATATTTCCCCAATACACCACACCACCCTTGAAGGTGACGGTATCACCGGGAACAAGGTTGTCTCGGCAAGTCTTTCTCGGAGCGTTTGTGGAAGTTCCAGAATTTGTGTCGGATCCGGTTGCATAGTCTATGAAGTAGTTGGATGCATTCGAAGTCAGGCAGGAAAGCAATAGCAGAACAATCAGTTTCATACGGGTTCGGATACTAAAAACCCCCATAGAACAGCTATGAGGGTTCACTGATGAATTACGTGCAGGTCCAATCCCGGAATCTACACGTAAACTCCTAAGACTTGCGTGCCTTTAATCAGCTTCAAGCAGCGTTCACCTTCGTTTACTACGGTTCCAGTGTGTTGTGGGACGATTACTCGGTCGCCAAGTGTGAATTCGAACGGGTGTTTATGGTCCCTTGACCCCATTCGGCGCACGATGGCTTCCACGGGGTAGGCTTGTGCATCTTCTGGCAGGTGGATGCCGTTTACCTTCTTGGTAAGTTGCAGTTCTACTAGCACGTCCCCGCGCTTTGGCTGAATGTTGGTGATTTTGTAGTTCATTTCCGGTCCAATCCATCAATTTCCGCGAAGGCATCGGCTTCCCAATTTCCGTTTTTGACTACTTCCGCACCTTTAGCTGTCTTGCCTGCGGCAGGTTCGGATGATTCGTAGGCTTCCAAGGATTTCTTTAGTTCGGCATTCTCTGCGTGAGCCTTTTTCAAGTGCAACGCGAGTCGGTCGTGGTTGGCGGCTTTGTTACGGATGACAGCCATGCGGGATATTCGCTGATCCTCGGGGATTGACGAGTCTCCCCTAAATACTTGGTCCACATAATCCATTCCTTTATCGAAAATCGCGTTTCCTTCCTGATCGGTATCTTCGTGTCCGAACCACTTGGGATACTTGGTTTTGAGCTGTTCATTGGTCTGGTTGAGTATTTGGCTTACTTTTGCGTTGTGTTGTTCCTGCGACAGCTTCATTTGCTTCTCTCGCTCGCTGCCGGTGGTCTTGGCGTCGGCTATGGCTTTTTCCTGGGCTTCGGCTAAGTCCCTAATTCGCTCCACATGGCGTATGACTCGTGCGGCAGAGCGGCCAAACATGCTTTCAGCCCTTTCGTCCAGCGTCGATAACGGCGAATTTGCGAGCGCGAGTATGTCTTGCGGGGTTGCAGCCCTAGTGCTTCCATCTTCTTGCTGAACTTGCAACTGCTCGATTTCCCGCACGGCTTTGGTCCACGCTTCGTTGTAGGGCTTTTGGTATTTCTCGGTGAACTCGGGGTGTTTGACGTAGTTGGTGAATTTGAGTTCTTCTTTGAAGTCGTTGTTTTCTTTTTCGAGGGCTTGCAGCCTTTCGAGCAGCGGCTTGTTGTCAGCGGGTGGTTTGGTTTCATATTCTTTAACTTTGGTGGATAGTTCGGCTACGCGAGATTCGTATTCCTTGATCTTCTGCTTGGCACCGTCATAGGCGGCGCGCAGATCGGCGGCTTTAACTGGCTTTCCCGATGTCTCGGGAGCAGGGGAGGCAGATCCAGCATCCGTCTGAGACTCGGTAGAAGAATCCTTGGTATCCTTTTTGGCATCGGGTGCATGTTCCGCTGGTGTACGCTCCTGCCGATTCTGCGACGTTTTCTTCACCGCTTCCGACGGCTTCATGCCTTGGTCGATTGCGTCCAGTTCGGCAAAGGTGTCCCCGAACGCTCCGTCGCTTTCCGAGGAGGGAGACTCGGTGCGCGAGGGTGCCGGAACGTTCGGGGACTTGGGGGTGGGCGTCTGGGGAGAAGATGGTGCGCTTGGCGCGGCTGTAGGAGCTGATGCGAGTGCTGGCATAGTGGTTTTTAGGTTTAGACTCCGGCTTGGTAGTTAAGTTTTTCGAACTTCTTTTCGATGGTTTCCGTTTGCTTTTCATGGATGGTTTTGAGGATGCGAACGAACTTCTGTGCTCCCATCATTTGGTAGTGGCTAGCGGCATCTTCTGGCATCGAGCCTAGCAATTGCAATAGCGAGGAGTCGATTGCCTCGTCGAATACCGGCATCGCCAAGGCTTGCGCCCATTGGCTTGTTCGGATCTGGGATTGTTGGAACTTCTCTTTGGGTGATAGGATCATTCGGTGGTTTCAGTTGGTGGTTCATTGGCTTGTTCGGCGGCGGTTACGGCCATGTCCTGCGCTGTTCGCATGGCTTGGTCCCTGAGTTCTTGTGCAGTAAATGCACCTTCGTGCTGTAGTTCCTGTGAAGTCTTTACGTTGGCGCGGCGTATGTCAGCATTGAGTTGTTTGTCCTTGCGCTGTTGTTCAAGTTCAAAAGATGCCTGCTTCTGCGCGGTCTTTTGTGCGTGGCTAGTCGTGGAGTTATGCGCCTTGGCCTGCGCCTGAATTATCATGCTCTGAACCTTTCCAGCAGTCAGTGCGGCTTCTCCGTTGCCGTTCTCGCCGTTGCCTTGCTGCGCCATTGCCTGCTGCTGTTCTTGGACCTGTTGCGCCATGCCTTTAACGAGGTTCATCATTTGGCCAAGGATGTCAGCGTATTGCTTCAGGCGCGGTTGATCCTCATCTCCACCTCCAATTGCTTGCATGAATTTCTGGATATGCTGCCCAAGATTCCCTAGACCAACGACATCCTTCATCATCGGCATACCCGTCTGCTGCAACATATGGATAGTTGCACCCATATCCTGCAACCAGACCTGAACGTAATCCTCAAACACCATCTGCGGCATGGGTTCGAACTGCAATCCGCGCAAGATTCGTTCGGTAGCAAGCTGCGCGTCATGCTGCGACTTGCTGATCGGTTTCCCTGAATCGGTTGGTGCCAAATCTTCGGCTAAAGCGGGGTCGTCGGTGAATACTTCAACTGCAATGTGATCGACCCGTCGCTGTGCGTCAGGAGAGAGGAACTGACGCATTTGTAGGAGCTGGTTTGCCTGTGCAATCTCAAGAGTTTTATTTCCGCCACCGATAGTTCTTTCGGGTTCGATGTCCCAACGCTCGGAGTCGAGGTAGTCGGCGGGGACACCGGCAGAGAGACATGCTTTACGGAAGGCTTGGGTGTCTTTGTACGGTGAGTTTTTGATGCAGAATCTTCGTGCGATTTCACGGTATTGGCTTGTTTGATAGATGTAAGCAAGATTGATCATCCCGCTAACCATCGTGTTGACTTGGTTGACTCTGGCCATCGTTTCCGTGGCAGTCATTTCCTTGCCACCCGATGCGCCACTTTCAAAATCCTGGACGTAGGATGCAGCATTCTCCGATAGAATCTGACGCATCATACCTAGACCCATGTTTACTAGGTTTGGATCCGGTTTGAACCGTTCGTTGGACGGCACAAACGACACGCCTTGTGGAATAACACCCATGTGAGAGAAAACAGCCTTCTTTACGCGGTCGAAATCTTGCTGCCCTGCCGTGCGAAAGAACCAAAGCATCTGTTCAAACGTAGATTCTGTGAACTTGCATTGGAGTCGATTCAGCAAGTCCACCACACCCCACATCATCCAGCCAAGCGAACGGACGCTATGGTATTTTGGAGGTCCAACGGGTGAGCAATCTCCAAATTGACAGTGCAATATCTCAGAAAGCTTGCTGGAATATTGGCGTTTACCTGAAGTGTATAGAAAATTCTCCTGATTCTCCATCGAAGGAGATCCGCCTGTGCTGCGATAAGTTGAAACCTCATCTTTTCCAAGATCCCAATCCAAAAATATTCGTCTATACCATCCCTTTCCGTCATCTGCCTCACGAAAGTAGCAATCCCAAACATCAATCGTAGGAACTGCGTCACTTCCCCAAAATCCTCCATCTTGCTTAATAAGTTCTTCTATTTTCTCTGGCATGTATTGGTAAGCTGACATATTCGTGTTTTTACGAACTTGTTCAGCTATGTATTTCAACTGACTTTTTACCAACTTCATGTTCCAACCGGGATCAACCTTGGGGCCGTGGGTCATCGAGTAGAGTTTGCTTGGGGTCCACTCACGAAACACTGCGTAATATTCCAAATTGGAAAAGTCCAAATCCGTTTCCGATGGAATCAACAACGATGCAATTGGAATGGCGCATGGAATAGGATCCCGTCTGTCCTGCCATACCGTAGGTCCAATACCATGAAGCATTACCTGTGATCCGCTTGATCGGATCTGTTCCATCATTGGCTGTGAACGCTTAAGCCTGCGATTGATGTTACTGGTGATAATATGACTCCACTCCTGACGTTTATGAGCCGGTCCATCGTCCAAGGAAACCGTGAAGTAATTCCCTGGTTTCAGCAACGCACTGTGCCATTGTCTGCGTGCATCAGTGAGTAGCCGTGTTCCTTGAAGGAAGTTGCGATTAACTTCGACCGAATTTTCTTCCGCTTTACTGTTATCAAAGGGAGGTTCGCCATTATACGTCCGGTTTAGGACTGCCCTATTTTCCCCACGCGGCATGTCTGCAAGGCGCATATTCCATACGCATTCCGCTAACCTTCCGGCTGAATCGAATTTCATAGAATTAGGAAGCTACTGATTGGTTATACGCTTGAAAGTCAAGTGTGTCACTAGTTTAATTGCCATTCGCCATACTTTCCAGATGCCGCTTTGTGGCTTTATCGGAACTGGCATAAAGTTCCGTATGCCTGTCCCAGACTAGGCAGTTCCGTTGGTTTCCATCCCTGAACCCGTGCCTTGGGAATCTCCATCCCTCTATGTCATAGGTGACCTTCTCAGTTACGAGATAGGTTGGAAATCCGGCGTTGTGCGCCCAGAGTGAGAAATTCTCTGGCCCAAATTCGAACGCACCGGCATCTAGGCGCGTCAGGCATTGGTGCGGGTATTGGCGCATCACTTCAGGGCTGAACGCGATGCAGGGGGTGCGTAGATGCGGATTCTGCTCGTAGGAGCCGCTTACACCATAGACGCCTTTCCCGCATGATTCCGCGCATCTCACGATTGGTTCCAGCCATCCATTTCTCCAGAAATAGGTATGGGTATTCAGTCCAACCACCAGATCACAAGGCTGTTTCCCACCGATATGCTGGTAAGTACCACAATCGAATCCTCCCCCCATGTCTGTTTCGTATCGGGATGCAATCCCGTCGAATAAGCCATCATGGGTTTCACTTCCACAATTAACGACACAAAGTTCATGCGGGATAGTGGGTTTGAACTGTTGGTAGGTTTCCAAGAATCGTTTGGAAGATTGATCGTAATCCTTTGGCACCACGTATTTCGGGTCACTCTTGCGAATCACTCGGATGTATAGCAGGACAACTTTCATGTAAGCATGAAATTCTTTCGGTTTGCATCCCGCCAATCTGAATCCACCAGAACCGGCTTAACACCTAAACTTTTGAAAAACGAATCCAGATAGAAATTTGTGTATAATAATGCGGCTTCATAGTCAAAGAAGTGAACTGGAACTCCTGTTTTTCTGCACTCCTTGATCACCTTTCCAATCTCATTCCTGCTTATATCAGGACTAAACTCGAATTCTCCATATCCGGTATTAAATCCCCTTCGGTAAACAGAAGCTTCTTGGCAAGATTTATCGCGTACCACCACAACTAAAGCGTCTGCGCCAGAGGGTGGAGTCGGATAACGACGCTCTGGAAAACTAAAGCAAGGAAATGACTCGCCCCATATTTCCAATTCTGGATGTTTCAACAATAGAGATTGAACCCAATTTCTTCCAGATCCTTCTAATGCGATTACGTTTATTTTCATTCTATATTCGTGTTCCTAAACAAAATGTCAGCTTCCCACTTCTTGACCACTTCCCAAGTTCCAGGTA